ATGGCAGTAAGGAGTGCCACAAGTTCCATATCATTCTCTGATAGACCACAAGGGATAGGTTTGCCTTCTGCTTGGGCAACTGCTGATTCGTGAGCCTTATCAGCGAGAGCACGAAGTCCAGCTTCGATGATGCTGTAATTTACTAATTGCGACATAAGCATATATAATTAAAATGAGTGTAATCAGGAACATATCACAATAGTACATCTGATTCGTGATAACGATGGAATCATACATGACGTGAATCACATTGACTCCTGCAATATAGAGAATCGGAATGCGCCACTCTACACACAATCGGTGCAACACCTGACCCTTCCAAAGAGAAATCGGGTAAAGAATGTAAGTGATGAAGTAGAAGAACCAGATAGGTTCCTCATTCTCTTCGTACCATAGTGTTATCTCCATTTTGTTGTCATAGAACTGAGATATACCATACCATCTGAAAAGCATGACCAATATAGGCGCATACTTGAAATAAAACAAGTCAGTCTTAATCTTGCTTCGTTCAGGGAGTAACTTAGTTATCTCTCCAATTAACTTCTTGACTCGTAGGTCTTCGTCTTCATCTTTTTTCATAAGCCTTCATTTTTAAGTTTATAATGATTGGATAATCTTTTGCTGATGTAATCACCTGAGATTCAGATGTTCTTAGATGCTGCTAATATAAAAAGAAATAATGAGAACATAACAATTTAGGATATTTTTAATAGTTAAACTTTATAAATACTTACAGATTGACAGATTTACACAAGAAATAGAGGTAAAAAGTTTCAGATTGAAAGCAATTATTCCCCGAAAGCCTAGCACTTTCAGGGGATAGTCATATATGTATTACTTCTCAGCCTTCGCCTTCTGATTAGCCACAACCACCTTATTGGCTGGCTCCAGCACGGAGAGGATTCGCTTTCTCAGTTCACGGATTCTCTTCATATCCTCGGCATTGTAGGCATCCTTGCCATCATCCAAGAAACCTTTCTTCAACTCGGAAATCTCCTGCTTATCAATGGAAATCTCGTCAATGGCATCAATGGCAGCCTTGTTGGTGTTGTAGTAGGCATCGCTCTGACTAGGAGCCGTATCAACCAATAGGTCGTAGGCAGACTTGAATCCGTTCAACTTAGTGTAGAGTTGTTTCAGCTTCAAGTCCTCGAAATCATCCTTCGGAGTAGCGTGAGCCTTATATATATCCTCGGCATTCAACTTGTGAGGTCTATACTCCTCCCCACTCTCCTCAGCACGTTCCTTCTTCTTGTCTTCCTCATACTTCTTCACCTTCACATCATCCTGCTTATACTGCTTATACTCCTCAGAGTCGTAGAACCGTTCCAGCATAGAGTAATCGCCATCCACCTTAGCCTGTTTCTTCAACTTGCTCAGGGTATTGGCTGCTCGGTCGTGATTCTCCTTCATATTCCAGAACTCATCACCCTGCTTCTTGGTGACTGGTCTATCATCTGGGTTGCTCACGAACTTGCTTACCAATGGTATGTCTGCCACCTTGATTTCCTTCGGGTCGTTGAGTGACTTGGTGAGGACGCCGAGCACCTGACTGCCCATGGTGTAAGCACCACCGAGATAGGAAGACAAGACATGGTCAACTACAGCAGGGTTGTTTATGTTGAATCTTGTGTTACCCAAAGCATCCCATCTATTCTGCTGCACATCAGGATAATCGTTCCCGATTGAGTTCATCATCCTTGATGCACGAACCAACCAATCAGGAGTGCCCACGTATGCCTTAGTGAAGTTCGGGTCATACTTATTATACTCTGTGTCCTTGAATAATGGCTTGCCAGTGAAGTCAACATTGAAAGCCAATTCAAAGACAGGACGGATAGCATTAGGCATCAGACTAACCGCAATATTGCCATCATATCCAGTTGGGTCGAGCGGCAACATATCAACTACCTGACCCATCAAGTCTTCTGCATACTGGCTCCAAGTTTCCTCTGCCAACTCTCCACCCATCATCTTGGATGCAATCATATCGCCTACTCCATAGAAAGCACGGAACTCCTGAGCCAGCGGAATCTTCACGAACTCATGAGTAGTAGGAACCCACATAATAAAGTTGTTTCGTCTATCCCACTTGGAGAACTGCCAATACTTATCCTTATCATCATCACCGCCCAACAGACTCATCAGGGCAGCGTTAACGATAGGAACCAGCACACCACTCGCCAACCAAGCTGCAGTAACAGCCGTAAACTTGAAAGGATGATGCTTGGCAAGCGCACCAAGAGTCTGCAAACTCTGTACTGCTGGGTTGATGAAGAGATAAAGGTTTCTTATCATCTGCCAGCCATATTCTCCAGTACCCTTGCGGTTGAAGTTCAGGGTAACGTCCTTGGCATCATTCACAGCTTCATCAATGAAACGTCCATACTGAATAGAGGTCATGTAAACCGCAAATCGGTTACTATCCTCAATCATTCTGTTCAGGAACTCGATACTATCCATGATGGTGTGCCCTACCTTTACTGGGTTAGTCTTCCATCTATCCAAATCCTTCAAGTCATTCTTGAATTTCTTCTTCAAGTCTTCCACATCAAGCGAAGATACAAAGCCAGTCTCGCCACCATTCATCATGAAGTCATAGAACATCTGTTCCTTTTGTGTAGCGTTTCCGTTGCTTACCTTCTCTCTCAGCTTGCCGTTCTGATAGTCTCTCAACATGAATCCAAGATTCCAAGAGGTAGCCAGATTCTTTCTGAGCAGATAGTTGTATCTGCCATCCTCACGAATAGCGGTAGAAGCAAGGGTCATGGTCAGGTCTCGGAAGTAGTTGGAAGGTATGAAGAGAGGCGAAAGGCTGGTGTAGGCAGCAGCCATCTTTCTACCTAACCAAGCAGCAGCCCTATCCAACTTGCCACTCTGTATCTCTCTCACTCGGTGTGCTCTGGTATTGTTCATCGCCTGAGCCAACTGAGGGTCACCATTCACATAGATAACGTACTCCTCGCCATCCTTCATCACTCGTACCTCATGTTCTCTCTCCTCGCTATGAGTCTGAGGATAGGCAATGTTCAAACCGTCTCTCTGCTGTGTAGCATCGCCGGTCTGAGCCATCTGCTCCATCTTCTGCTCAAAAGAATCAATAGCAGCCTTCACCTGATTACTATTCATCTGAGAAGTAATCTGAGGTGTAGCAGGAATCCACTCCTCGTTGCCGTTGGCATCCGTACTCTTCACATACCAAGCCTTGCTCAGGGTCAGCAGGGAAGTTGGATGATTCTGTGCCAAGAGCATCAGGTGTTGCTTCACCCAGTTCTTGTTGTTCAGCAGGATTCCACTCTCTGCCATATTCTCGATGTATGCGATAGGATCATCAGCGATAGAGGTTCGTCCGTGTGCAGTCTTCAAGGTCTGATTGAACGCACCCTTTCCGCCACCGATATAGTCCCATACTTGGTCGGCAGTAGTGCCATCCCAGCCACGGAGAGGAATGTAGTGGCTATACATACCCTTCACATACTCGTAGGCATACTTGCTCATCATTCCAGCCTTGAAGCCATCACGGAGAATCTTCTTGGTGGCAGCATTCGTAGCATTCCAAAGAGCCTGAACCTCGGCAAGATGCTTGGTCTCCACATCTCTTACAAGTCTGTGAGCAGCTTCCTCGAAGTCTGAACCATCGAAGAGTGAAGACAAGCCGGAATAATCGTAGGCGATTCCGTTATCATCATAGCGGTAGTCCATATAGGATGGAGAGTACTTTCCTCGGAGAGCATTATCCTTCTGTCTCCAAGTGGTGAAATCTACCCTGCCAAACTCCAAGTCTGCATCATTTGACACACGATCCAAGTCGTTTTTGTATGCCTTGTATGCTGCACTTCTCTGATTCACATCTTCATAGTCAGCTTCCAGAGACTTCTTGAATGCCATCTGAGCATCACGCTCCAAGCCGTGTTTAGCCATCATATAGACTCGCACATTGTCGTAGCTATCGCCCAGTACCTTCTTCATCTGATGATAAGCCTTTCTGAGTGACTGCAGGAACTCGTTGTTGTACTCCTCAAACTCGTTCTTTCCCTTGCCATGACTGCGGTTCTCGGCAGTATAGGCATCTTCAGCCATATTCAGGCGGTCAACACCCACTTCCTTCATGATAGCTTCCTGAGCCTTGCGGATAGCCAGCATACTATCTTGGAATGCGATACGTTTGAGAACAGAACCCTTCTGCAACTCTCGGTTAAACTCACCAAGGGCAGTATCATCACTTAGAAGATGCTGCTCGTAGGTTGGAGCAGTCTTCCACAGAGCCATCTGCTTGCGGTACTCGTCCACTCTCCTCAGGAAGTCAACGGCACTCTCACCAGCGTTACGTTGTGGGATGGTTGGTCGCTGGGCATCCTTAGTCAGATTATTATCCTTCTTCCACTGATTCAAGTCGTGTTCAAACTTGTCGTAGCGCAAGGAGAATCTAGTGTTACCAACTATCTTTGCATCATCCTCATTAAATATCACATAGTTCAAGTCACCTTTTTTCGCTCCACCCCATATCGTACCAGCATAATACTTGATACCTGTAAAGCCGAGTGAAGATAGGAAGTTGCTAGATGCCACAAAACTGTCACGTTCCTCAAACTTTGTTCCATTCAACGCATAATACAACAGACCATTGTAAACATCGCCAAAGTTTTTGTCAAGTGAGTAACCATTGCGTACCAACCTATCAACATCAACACCTAGTTTCTCCAAACCTTCACGAACAATCTTCTTTTGCTCCTTCTTCATTGGTTTGTTCCAATCAAGGTAATTGTTGCCAGTATCATCAGGTATCTCTACCTCGTATCTGTTAGCCTTGACACGTTTCAAAGAAGGAATATCTTCCTCTGTCAAGCCCTCAAACAAAGACTTCAACTTATCGAAATCAGCCAACTCCTTCTGTGCTGCATTTTGTTTCCACTCTGGCTTAGTCTCGTCATTGACGATATTCTCATCCTCCTTGATAAGTTCATCCATTCTGTTAAAAGTTTCCTTCTTTGCCTTAGCGAAAGAACTTCTCACAGCATCATCAATGAATCGACCGAACCAATTATCATCATTCATGATAGCCTTGAAAGCCTTTGGAGTCTTTATCTTCTTTACCTTAGCTTTCAGAGCATAGGATGCACCGATTTTAGCCGATTTAGTCACGTAAATACCATGACCGAAAGTTTCTGAGCCAGCACCTTCATAGGCATGTGAAGTATCAAAGCGGTCAAAGTTCGCTCCTGTTCCGTGATAAGTCTTCAACGAGAACTTGGTGTGCTCTGTGATTCTCATATCCTCAGGCTTGAAGATAACGTAGTTGGTGTCACCTTCCTCAGCACCACCAAAGTTACGACCAGCCTTATACTTGATGCCAGTATAGCCAAGAGAAGCGAGAAGTTGGCTTGCTGCCTTATCATCATTGAAGGTTGCATCATCCTTAGCACTTCTCATTGAGATAGTCTTATAGAAGTTGTCAAAGGTTCTATCCTTCTTCAAGTCCTTAATATCGAAGCTACGCAAAGAAGGCAGTGATTTAGCTACCTTATCTATAAGTTCGTCAGTTATAAGAGCATCCCAATCCAGATAGTTACTACCATTATCCTCAGGAATATCAACCTCATAGAGATTCTTGACACGACCTTGTTTTATATACTCCTCTTTATACTGCTCCTCAGTCAAAGTACGAAGCACTTCAAGTTTCTTTTTATCATTCTCTATGCTCTTCTGCAAGAACTTCTTGACCTTTTCGTCAAGTTCATTCGAGTTTTTGAGCATATCACTAAAGCTAGCAATAGAGTTTTCTGCATTCTTAATAGCCTGAGCCTTTTTCTGCTCAAACGTTTTTGCTTGCTTGTTGTACATATCTTGCCCTAAGATAGAACTTACAGCAGCTTCAATAGGTGTATCTTCTGAATAGGCATGTCTGCTTTCAGCACTCTGCTGACCTACCTCAGCATAGCTTTTACCAATCTTCTTTGATGAAGTAACATAGCCACCCCAACCGAATGCTTGTGAGCCAGCACCCTCGCCCATGTGGTCGAAGTCAAACTCTGTGAAGTCAGCACCGCTACCATGATATACCTTCAACGAGAACTTAGGAGCATCAGCTATCTCCTGATTGATGCTGTTCACAACATCATCAGTAACAATATCACCCTCCTGAATCTGCTGAGGTTCACGACCAGCATTCTTTACGAGTTCTGCTTGCTCTGCTCTAGTCAAGATACGGTTCACCTTCATCGCACCAGTAATCACCCAAGGGTCAGTCTCAGGGTTCGGGTTGGTACGATACATATAATATCCATCAGTAGGCAGATGTTTCAAGCCAGCGAGTGAATGCTGATACTTGCCCGATGGATTGATACCCTCTTGGCGAGCTTCCTCCTGATAATCAACATCAGCAGCATACTCCACCTCGGCGAAGACGAAGTTCTTAGGGAAGAGAGTCTTGTTGCCCTCAGCATCCTTGCGGTTGAACTGGATAGCGTAAGGAACTACACCAAGATGCCATCCTGGTCTATAGGCTAACTTACCGCTACCGCCTTGTGTTCCCTTGCCGCCCTGCTTAACCTGAGGTCTGCCAGTCTTGCTTTCTCCTGCAATAGGAGCCGCATCAGCATCGAGCCATACACCCACTGGAGTAGCAGCACCATTAGGGTTCGCTACCATTGGTGGATAGAGTTTGCCATCCTTCAATACGAACACCTTGTAGCCGATACCCTTCTTCTTAGGTTCAGGCTTTTGACGGAGAGAGAATGAAACATCTTCGACAGTCTCGGAGTTCGTCACTTGACCTTTGGCAGTCTTCACATAGGCTTGTTCAATGGAGCGGATGATGTTCTTGGTTACATCGCTATACTCAGTACCAAAGAATGCCAACTTAATCTTCTGCAATATCTCATGGATAGCAGCGAGCAGAGGATGAGACATCTTCATAGCAAGAGTATGAGCCAAGTTGAGGTCACGAATCATTTCACCTACTGCATCAGCAACCACTTCCTCAGCATAGTAATCTCTAGCACGTCCAGAGAATCCGGCATCGGAATATCGCTTCATCGTCTCGTCTATCGCCTTGTCGAAGGCATCAGAGCCATAGGTATCAAGCACAAGCTGAGTCAACTCATTGTATGCAGCAGGGTTCAGTATCTTGATTTGGTGGGTCATTTCGTGACCGAAGATAAACTGAGCACCTTCCGTAATAGAAGAGTCAAGAGTGATGAAGATGGTACGATGCACGTTGCCATCAGCATCCTTGGTCTCCTGAATCCAGCCGTTACCCAACTTGTCTGAGTACTGCCATTGAATGTTAGCACCCATCATCTTAGCCAGTCTCTCAAAAGCCTTGCGAGTCTTCTCGCCCACGATGTTGTCAACGACCTTCATATCATCCACCTTATTCTTCTCTACGTCAGCAGCACGCTCTGATGTAGTCTGCTGTGTTCCATTGTCTCTAGCAGAGAAAGGAAGGTCTGTCTGTTCACGCTGAGCACCAAGCGGATTCTCGTCCGTTGCATCCTCAGGAACCTCAATCGTCTTGCTACCCTCCTTTAGTTTATCAGGGAACTTGTTCTGTTCAGGAGCATTTATCTGCTCATTCTCCTCATCATTAATCTCATCAGAGTTATCTTCCTCTGTCTTCTCCTCAGATTCAGGAGCAGTTTCTGTCTGTTGTTCTGATTCAGCCTTATTCTCCTCTGCGAATGCAACGTTGTCAGCCGCCTTCTTCTGCTCTTCAAGAATGTTCTCAGCCTGAGCGATACGGAGATTCTCAATATAGTTTCTAGCTTCCGAAGCCTTGAAACCGCTATTGAGCACACCAATAAGGGCATTGCGAATATCCTGAGTATCGAGAGAATCAAGGTTGGATGGACGATTCTCCCACAGACTATGTACGAGATCATCAATGGTAGTTCCCTTGCCATCAGCAGCGAGGAGCTGAGTCTTGGCAAAGTCTTCCCTGCTCAATCCAGTTTCCTGCTTAACACCCTTGCTTGTCTCTGTTCCCTCATAGTTGAGAGAGTGAGCACCGAGATTACTAGCCACATATTCCTCAGCAGTGAGCGGAATCGTATCAGTCACATCAATGCCAGTGCCATCATACAGACGATGCAGGAGAGAGCCGACAACATCTTTGTATAGCTGAGATACTGCCTCAGCATCATCCTTCACCGCACTCTTCAATCGAGAGAACTTTCTTCTTGCCTTCTCAATGAGGTTCTTTCTGCCATCTGCATCATCCTCCACCTTGGCAAGTTGTCTGCTGTTATAGGCATCACGGATAGCAATAGCAGAGTCATAGGCAGCCTGAGCATCAGCAATCGCCTTCTCCTTGGCTTCCTTTGCCGCCTTCTGTTCCACGAAGTTCTTACCCTTCACAGTCATATTGTTCGCCTTGTCGAGTGCCTTCTTGGCATCAGATACCCATCCACTGATTACGCTATCAGCATCCTCACCAAACTGGGAGTCATACAACTCAGCAGTCTGATCAGCAGTCAGCTTCGAGAAATCAGGATTGCCATCCTCCAGCATAGGCACGATGGTTCCATCTTCGAGAGTCATAGCAGGAGTCTGTTCTGTCTGTTCTGTCTGTTCAGCAGGAGCAGTAGTATTTTCCCCACCCTGCACAGCACCATCAACAGAGTATGTTCCATCACCATTGATTGTCACATTATCAGGAACTGGTGGGAGTTCATCATTCACCTCTATTCCACCTCTATCGCCCTCTATCGCACCACTATTATCCTCTATCATTGAGGATTCAGCAAATGCTTGCTTATACTCATCGAGTGTCATGGTAGTAGCAGTTCTCACATCTTTCTTGTTTACCGCATGAGGAACGAGAGTACCATCACTCTTCAACTCCATCACCTTAGCTTTGGCACCTGAATCACGGATGAGGAACAACTGGGAGTTTGGATATTTAGTGTTGCCATCCTTGCCGAGAACATCAGCGAGCACCACGTTACCATTATCATTAAGAATCTGATTGAAGTCAAGAGAAGGCTGAGTCTCTTCCGGCTGCTCTGTCTCCTGAGTCTTCTCAGTCTGTTGGGCAGCACGTTCCTTTTCCATCTGCTCACGCTGAGCCTTGGCAGCTTCCAGTCTCTTCTGATCCTCCAAGTCTTTCAACTGCTGCAAGTCTTCAAGCGAATATGGATTCTCTACCACGTTACCATCAATAGAGATTGCAGCAGTACCATCGCCATAGTCGGCAAGAATCTCGTAGGTATGTTCCAAACCATCAGCACCAGTAACCTTGAACTGGGAGCCAACATCTATTGTGCCATCAACAATACCAGCAACTTCCTTGATAGCCTTCTCCTTTGCATCAGCTACCGCCTGAGCCTTCACATCATCAGCAGGAACTTCATCACCCAGTTCAGCGAATCTCAGAGCATCAGCATGTTCAACAGAATTTGTCGTAGGATCATAGAAGAGAATCATATCATCGCTATCTGCTACATTGATAGAGCCATCTTCGTTGGTAGCAATATTGCCGGAGATAATGTACACACCATAATCTTCCGCACCACCACTAGCTTTAACCGTAGCGTTACGGACGGAGCCACGGCTCTTGTCTGTGTACATATCAACACGCTGAGCTGCCTGATTTGCCGCCATATCAATCTTATCCTGAGCATCATCTGTCACACCTTGGTAACGAGCAGAAGACAACTGGTAGTCATAGATAGCTTGGTCGAGCTTGTCGTTCTGCCCAGTCAGTGATTGAAGCTCATCATCATTCATAGCTGACAACTGCTGCTCGGAGATATTCAGCAATCCGGCAAGAGTCTTCATCTGGTCTTCATACTCCAACTGAATGTCGTGTTTGTCTGCATCATCAGCATCGTGACCCTCAGAGTAAGCATTATCAATATCCTCTTGATGCTGCTCCTCAGGAGTTGTTGGCTCGTTGGTAATCTCTCTAGCATTCATTTCGGCAGTCTTGGCAACATTGTAGCCACGCATCTTCATCAGGTTGATACCATAGTTGATGGCAGCATTAATCTGATCCTTGCTCATGGTGTCTCTCTGTCTGAGAATATCAGCCATCACACTACCCATCTGCTCGTTGGTTGAATTGTCAATCTTATCCTTGATGTCTGCCCACTTATCTCCCATCAGGTTCTGAGCATCACTATCAGCCACGTTCACCTTGTTACGGAATCGGTAGTACTGAGCACGATTGTACACACCTTTGACTGGTCGGGAGCCAGCACCCATCGCATACATAGAGCCGACAGATAGAGCCATACCACCGATGATGTCAAGTTGCTGTTTAGTATCAAGGAGGTCAGAGAACTTATTATCCCCATCCAATAGAGCATGAAGAGGAATGCCAATCTCTTCCTCCATCACTTCTTCACCGAAGCCATTGATGCCGAACTTCTCCATCCACTTCTTGGAATTGGTGTACCATCCACTCTTGCCGATATTCTTGAAGAACTCAGCAGAAGCATTCATACCATGTTTTTCCATGAAGTTGATTGCACCCTTCTTGATACCATAGCTATGACCGAAGAGCTTCTCAGTATAGTTCTCCACCATAGCAGAGGTCAGACCCTTATAGAGAGCAGTACCCATAGACTCGCCACCCTCATGCAGGAGATTTCCGTTCTCATCGAAAGTACCGAACTTGTAATCACCATTTTCATCCTGATACAGACTACCCAGATGTCGCTGCATAATGTCTGCTCCAGTCTTCATCGCCTGTTCTGATCCAGCCATCGCATACGAGCCGATAATATCGCCAGCCACGATACCAGTATTCTTCAAGATGGCAGCACTCACCTTGCCCATGCCACGCTTAGCAGCAATCTTCAAGGCTCCACGACTGATGCCCTTGGTTATTCCACCATAACCGCCAGTCAGGAAGAAGTCAGCCATAAATGGGAGACTCTGCCCAGCAATCTTCGTCCAGCGATAGATGTTGCCCATCTTCTCATCTTCGAGAGCCGCAGCAGCATCCGCACCCAGCTTACTCTTCAAGAGCATTTTATCGGAGCCGGAGAGTGGAAGGTTATTGTCCATCTTGGTCTTGATACGTTCCATCTGACCCATAGTTGCAAAGTCAGTCAGACCGAAATCCCAAGTCTTAGCCGTGAATGCAGTATTGTCAAGAGCCTTCAAGGCATCCTCACCCCAGCTACTGGTAGGGTATTGTTTCACCGCTTCAAGCGCACCAATCTGCTGCTTAACCAGAGCAAGGGATGTTGCCAGTTTGTTGCTATAGTCACTCTGTTCTGCAGTTCTTCCGTTACTTGCACCGATACTAGCACCATAAGAGAGCAGAGGATTTCCGTGTTGACGATGATCCTCAGCGATAAGAGCTTCAATCTCCTTCTTTCGGGCATAGGCATCCGCCAGCTTCTTGTCGAACTGATTACGAGCACCCTCCTCAGTAAGGTAGGTTCCGTTCTTGTTGATATTCTCCTGTAAGTCATAGTTACCATTCTTATCACGAACATCAAAGACGGATGGAATCTCGCCAGCGTTTACAGCATTGATATACTGCTGCCCCTGCTTATCCAACTGATTCTGATACTGAGCAGCATCATACTCATTGTCGAACTCTACACCATCTGTTGTAGTATAGGTTCCAGTCTTGCCAGTTGTGGCATTATAGTTGAACTCATTCTTCTGTACATTCTGATTCTGCAAAGGGTTCTTTAGACGTGTAGTAACCCTGCCACCATTGAACTTCTTTGCTTGCCCCAGTTTGCTCTGAATGTTTCGTTTAGCTTGTCTTACTGCATTATTAGCACTTGCCGAGATAGCTGCTGCCCCAGCCGAGAAACGAGCACGGTCAGCAGCACTCATAGGAACACTACCGCCCTTCGCCCTTGATGAAGTCTTGCTTCTTGGTTCAAAAAGTGCCGAGTAGAAACGCTCATAGGTATTAGGAACATCGAAGTTCTGAGCCTTCAAGTTCTCATAGATAGCGTGTCTGTTGTCAGCACCGCCCTTTCCGTCTCTTGTCAGGGCACTCTCAAACTTATTGTAATCGTCCGGCACATCATAGTTCTGTGCTTTCAGATTCTTGTATAAAGTGTATAATGGTCTTTCTGCCATAATATATATTAGTTTGTTACCAAATTCTTGTTACCAATCTTGTTACCATTTTACTCCAGTCTTCTTCTTTCCACCATTGATTGATGATGTATGATTCTGCTTAGACTTTCCATGCTTACGCTGATAGGCTATCTTTTGCGCCTTTTTTCCGGCAGCAGTCTTAGGGGAGTACCCCATCCTTCTGACTTCCCTAGCAGCCTCAGCCATACCCTCAGGGTCTTTGTCCATCAAATCCATATACTCATCAACCTCTCCTGAATAGGAACTTTTTCGGGAGCCACCACTACCCGACTTGTTGGCACGAATACGACCAGTCTCAGCATTAATATGCTGAATAGCCTCTTGTGCTTGCCAGTGGGAAATCTGACCATCAGCCAGAGCCTTCTTGATAGCCAAGATAGACTTCTTATAATCAGCATCAGTATCATATTTCATCTTCGACAAGTCAAGTCTTCTGTTGCCCTGATCAATTCTCTGCTGGCTCAGATCATTCTTGCTATCATTGTTCTTAGCAATAATATCGTGATACCTCATCTGCTCGGCAAGAGTCAGGTTATTCTTTCTCGCTTCCTCATCCAGAGCCAATGCCCTCTGGTAGCCAGCCTGCCAAGCCGCCCGATTTTTCTCACGCTGGGCATCCATATAAGCCTTGCGCTTGTTGATGGCAGCAGTCATATCCGACTCAGGATTGTGTACCACCTTGGCTCCCTTGCTGGCGAAGTAGATGTCAGCGAGTGCCCGAAGACCATCCCCAAAGGCAGCGATACGAGCCTTCCGCTTCTCGTTCTTCTCTCTCTGTGCTCTCTGCTCAGGAGATTCACTATCAGCAGGATTCAGCATCTTATACATTTCTGCATAGGTCAACTGCTTCTTTTCCGGCTCCTGCTTAGGTTCCTGCTTCGGCTCTTCCTTCTTCACGATAGGGATAGAGCCGTTCAGCATACCCTCGGCAGTCTGCTGGTTCATTCTCACCGCTTGCTCATGGGAATCCTTGGGAGGAGTAAGCTGTTCCTCCTTACCATGAAGCATAGCTTGTGCGGTGTTCATATTGATCTGTTCAGGAGAAGCCTTATGAACAGCATCCACACCACTCTGCTGCTTGTTGAGTACACTCTGTGTAGTCTTCAAGCCATTGTTCGTTCGTAAATAATCTGCCAATCCCATAAGCTATACGTTTACCTTTTTAGGTGCATTATCACCTATCATATCGTTCAAATCACTCGCCACTTGCTGCTGGGTAGAAGCCGCACCAACCTTGGCATCGAGCTTATCCATATCAGCTTGTGTAGGCGATGAAACGCTAGGTCTGGCAACCTTGCTATTGCCCAATCCACCATCAATGGTAGCAGCGATATTGGCAGCAGTTCCGGCAACACCAGCAGCCACGCTAGCAGTACCAGCAGCCTTCTCAGCTTCCAGCCCCATCCTCTTATTTTGAATAGCATTCTTTCTCGCCTGATACTGACTTTCGATGTCATCCTTGCGAGACTCATTTGCAGCCACAATCTGGGAGGTCGTGTCGGCAAGAGTCTTATTGTTCGCTTCCTTCACTGCTGTGGTGGAGTCTTCCGTACCACCCATCACCGCTTGTCTGCCCCTAGCAGCCTTGTTTCTGTTCTTGATCTGCTCCTGCATCTGAGTGAGCAATCTTACGGTATCGGCACGTTTGGTAGGGTCTTCGTTGTACTTCCTATCATACCATGCCTGATTTTCCTTTTCCTGCTGTGCAAGCATCCGCTCCTGCTTTCGTCTTGCTTTTCGGGCTGATATGCCACCAAAGATACTACTTGCAACACCGAGTCCTGCACCGATTAATGATCCTAACATAAAAATTTATTTTAAACGTTTAAACTGCAGCAAAGATAACTATACCTTATTATATAAGCATCTTATCCATTAACTTAGCAGCAAAAAGTTAATAGATAAGATTTCTATGTGCAGGATTGTGCGTACCTTTGCATCATATTTAGTGAAGAATATGGCTACAGACAGAAATTCAAAAGGTCAGTTCGAGAAAGGTCGGGCGAAATCAGGCGGAAAGCAGAAAGGTTACGAGTCTCCTATCAAGAAGGAGTTTCGTGAGCTGTGTGCCGACTTCACTAGAGACGCCTGGGATGATTTCATGGCTGCATGGTATAAGTGCGAGCCAAAAGACAAGGTCAGCACCTTCATCAAGATGCTGGAGTTTAATTGTCCGAAGCTGCAGACCGTCACTCTCGAAGATAAGCGTGAGATTGCAAATGCGCTTACCGAGAAGTTGAAGCAGATGTCTGAGGAGGAAGGTTAATTGGTTCTTAGAAATATTTTGTTCATTGATTTTAGTGATTAGAAATTAAAATTCATAGGCTGAATGTTTTTATTTAAGGTTAATAGATTGTTGATAACGGAAGAGGGAATGCGTGAGCACTCCCTCTTATTCTTTCCGTATGTTCCGGCAATCACTATCAGCGACCGCCCCTAGCTCTTCTATCTCCAGCCATATCCGTCTTTGAACCACGATTCACCGATGATGGTTTATACCTGATTCCTAACTTGGTATGTGAAGCATCCATACCCCTTCGAGAAGCTGATCCATACTTCTTGTCGTGTTCGGCATTATGCCGAGCCAGCTCCCTACGCTTCGCCTTCTGTGTAGGAGAAGACTCAAAGCGTGTATCGTATTTTTTCTTGCGCTCCCTTGCTGCCGGATGAGTCTGATAATATCTAGCTGATTCTGATACCATAGTTACTCACTATCTTTATCTTCCGTCAACGCATCATCAAGATACTTATCAAGAGCCTTGACACACTTATCAGGAATCTTATTTGCATCCTTGTTTTCTTTGAGATAGTCAATAGTACCGCCTACCCCATAGATGATAAGGAGATTCTTTTGTGAAGGAATAAATATACACCCAAATATCGCAAACACAATAGCGAAAAGAGAACCCTTCAATACTTTTTTAATAAAAGGAGATGGCTCTTCATAATCATCAATGCACATAAATACCCATATACCTAAAGCAGCAAAAACAAAAAAGCAAATAACTACAGTAACCCAACATAATTCATTCAAGTTACCCAAAACACCTAATCAATATAATTCACTCATAATCTAAAAATTCAATTAATATATCTATCTCCAATAAAGTTCACGATGTTTCTTCTTCAACAAATCACCAGTTCTGCACCACCAGTCATTCGGATTCGCTTTAAAATACTCTTCCAGAATTGGGCAGTTCACTTCATGAGTAAGGCTAGGATGAGAGGTTGATTTGAACTGATGCACACACAGAAAGTCTGCATGATTACCGCCATATAAGCTTGACGGCATAACATCCTTCGCCTGATGCCATACCTTGTTGAGGTCAATGAGGTCAGCCCCATCCAGTTCCTTCAGGACATTATCAATCTTACCCATCACACGATTCAAGACTTCTGCCCTATCCGTGCCGCCCTTAGCAATTAACCACTTGGCATCACTCAGGGCACTTCTAATCAACATATCAAGTTCCATAAGCCAAAATTTTACTAGTTCAACAATATATACTATCCATTCTTTACCCATCCCCTAATGGAGAGGGCAGCAGCAAGGAAAATTTTTATTTAATTATCAACTACTATAAGCAGTAAATTATTCCCTACCAAAGCCTACATAGAACAAAGTTACCCACTTTGTTTGATTCATCCATATAGGGGTAGTGTCTTGCGACAGATGGGCACCTGTTGTTAATGGATCGAACAGCGCAGGGTTTACCTAAATGGATATATTCTACTAGACTGAGCAGTTTTATATATCGGTCGATAACCCCGAAGAGGACTGCACGGATTGAACCTCGTATGTCTTGCCAAAAAACTCAGGGATAAAAAAAAAGGAGAATCCCCAAGCCTAGGTAGCGGTCTAGAACTCAGGGATTCCATATCTCGTCGGCTTTCGCCGGAAAGGAGGTCTTCTTTCATTTGTCATTCCGCTACGTTTGACTGGTGCAAAGATAGAAACTTTTTTTTGAACCACCAAATGTGAAGTTTTGTGAAAAACGAGCAAAGCTACACTTTATTATACATTTGAAATACACGTATTATACATTTGGCTATTTGTTAAAAGACTATAAAAATAATAGTGGGTAAAAGCTAGGCTAAACTTCTGAACAACAATTTGTTATTTTTATTTTTGGTGCTAGCAAAAAAAATGGTGCTATTTTGGTGCTAGAAATTTTCAGCACCAGCGCCAATGCACACTTAACTATCTGTATAACAACAGAAAAGCCTATCCTCTCGGATAAGCTTTTTCCTTTAATACAAAAACATTATGTCGCTCTTTTATATGTAACTATATGTGTAGTAAATGTATAGTTTAATACCTGGTTATCAATTCGTTATATTTACTCGAAACAACATATCATACACACATACTATACACACAATATACATCTGTTTACATAAACTTTGGTGCTAATTTGGTGCTAAAAAATTTGGTGCTTTTGGTTTTTCTTCTTATCTTTGCACCGTCAACAATAAACATTGAGCTTATGATAAAGGAAATCGTGCAAATCAGGGAAAGAAAGATGCCCAGTGGCAAGATAAGCTTATATCTTTCCTACACCATCAACGGCAAGAGACAATACGAGTACCCGAAGCTTTATCTCTTGCCTGAAAATGGCAGGGGTAAGACTGCAGCCATAGCCGCCAACAAGGAGACCAGAAGAATCATTGAAGCTATGCAAGCCAAGAAGATTGTGGAACTGACCCAGAATCGAAGCGGCATCATCGTGAAGAAGGAGCCAAGCAAGATGCTCTTCTCGCAATACATCAAGACTTTTCGCGACTACAAAGCCAAGACCACTAGAGGCGAGGAGTACATCAAGACCATCAGCAATGTGGAGAGACACATCTATGAGTATGCCGGAGACAAAGTGACGATGGCAGCTATAGACAAGAAGTTTTGTGAAGGATTCATCTCCTATCTCAGAACCGCCAAGGGTAAATTCACAGAGCAGCCATTAAGCGGTATGACTCAGAAGGTGTACTTTGCTATGTTCAACACTATGCTAAAGAAAGCTGTACGTGACGAGATTATCCCAAGAAATCCAATCGACCTCATTGATGCTGGAACCAAGATCAAGGCTCCCGAAAGCGAAAGGGTATATCTTGATATATCTGAATTGAAAAAGATGGCAGCATCAGAGCCGAAAGACAAATCAACCAAGCAAGCCTTCATGTTCTCCTGCTTTACTGGTCTCCGTATCTCGGACATCCGCCAGCTTAAATGGGAGGATATTGAAGAGTACAGCGATGAGGATGGCAACTCCAGATACAGAATGATCAAGAGAATGCAGAAGACTCAGCGAATCATCACCTATTCACTATCAAAGGAAGCGGTCAGTTGGTTGCCGGAGCGAACAGGAGAACTGGTATTCGACAAGCTGGTATGTGCCCCGAACCTGAATGCGCAAATCAAGAAGTGGGCAGAATTGTGCGGAATCACCAAGAACGTCTCATTCCATACTGCCCGACATACCTTCGCCACGATGATGCTTACGCTGGGGGCAGACATCTACACCACCAGCAAGCTGCTTGGACACTCTCGCATATCCACAACAGAGATATATGCCAAGATCATAGACAAGAAGAAGGATGAAGCCGTAGGACTCATTGATAAGTTCTTCGATAAATAACAGAATAAAAAAGGCACCGAGATTCATTCCCGATGCCTTTTCTTTATATCATTTTTCCTTCATAATGTACTATCGTCTTATATTTAGACGAACCTATATATATATCAACGATATAATTATCACCATCCTTCTTTATTAAGTAAAAACTATCAGAAGAACCATCTGTTAAATTGCATTTTCTGTAGTTATCCACTAACTCAAAATATTCCAAATACTCGTCTGCCTCAACGAAATATACCTTTTCGCCTATTGGAACTCTGTACCAAGTATAGCCGAAAGAAATATAAGTTCCATCCTTCTTGGAACCAATACGAAAATCCGTTTCATTCTCAATCACAAATTTATCAATCTGATGCCGAACACCAGCAACCTCAATGTAGTTTGAAGGCAACCCAACCTCTTCACTAGAATCCTTGCTACATGATACCAGCAGCAAGACAAACATCATAAAACACAAAATCTTCTTCATATCTCACACTTTTAATTAATAACATATCTTGCAGGGAGTTCTGCCCATATCCTCAGCTTCCTCCTCGCTTACCTCTTCTATTTCTCCTGAACAGCGAGAGAGACCACGGCAATCAGGATCGCTATGATACTTCGTGGAAGTCTCTCCCGTACATATATATACTGATTCAGATTCTTCTTTGTGACTATAATAAATTTGTTTGTTTTCGTCACAAATAGAACAAGAAACCTTACCTTTATCTATAGCTTCTTCTAGTCTTATAGATTCAACCTTACCATTTCCAACAGTAAGCCCAGCACAATCAGAATAATAATGGTAATATTTAGGGTTTGAAGAGATATAAAACACCAAATCATCTAAATCTCTAGACCTAACGTCTCTCTCCATTCCCTTGTATATGGCAATCTCGTTTCTAAGAGTATCAACTTCCTTTTCTAAAGTCTTGACTCTTTTCCTCAAATATTCGTCACCACAAGAACAAAGAGTGAAAAGTGCAATAAAAAGATATGCACAGTATTTCATACTTACCACATTTTGATTATCCTACATTTGCTTTTCTCATACTGCCAAGGCTAGACACCAGCATATCATAGCACTCCTTGATAGCTTCATACTTTGCCTTCCAGATGGATTCATCCTGCTCAGGCTGGGCACGATAGGTTGGAGCTGTCTCGGCTACCATATTTGTGCTGATAGCTTCCTCTACTCCTCCGGCAGACTCTTCCTTGCGATACATAGAACCTACACCACGAAGGAGCCATTCGGCTGATATATCGTCAAACTTCTCTAGAAATCCTTCTATGAGACCAAGAGACACCGCCTGATCACCTCGAATCTGACGATTACAAGTTACTTGCTGCATTCCTATCATTTTTGAAAATGCAGATATACTTATTTGTCTATCTTCTAAAACAGACTTAATTCTTTGATTAATAACATCTTCCATATAATTCACATTTTTAAACCATACTTAAATAATCATAAACGACTAAAGAAACATACATAAATGTTTGGCTAGTTAAACAGAAATGTATATCTTTGCACTCGAAAACGATACAGAAATGTTTTAAAAGCGTTCCCTATTCGTTTTCGGTGGCAAAAATAAACAAAAGAAATGAAATATGCAAGTAAAAATGCAAAAAATCATCTCGGTTTCTATAAAAAATCGGGAAGAACTTAAAAAGAAGTATCATTGCTCGCAAACAACTTTGTATAATGCGTTAGCATATAAGACAATGAATAGACGAGCTGATGCAATCCGGCAGGATGCTCTAGACAACTTCGGAGGTGTCGAAAGCGAGAAGCCAGTGTTGAACTAATTTAAAGAAGGAGGCTATATGATAGGATTAGTTTATAGAGGTAAAGACAATCAACCTATAACGAATAGCTTATTGGTTGCAGAAGTCTTTGAGAAACCTCACGACTATGTGCTAAAGGCGATCAGGAAGATACTCAGTGGGGGTATCGTAAAAAATGACGAGACCCCAATGTTCGAGGAAACGACCTACATGAGCGAGCAGAACAAACAGATTTATCCTTTGTATGTTATGAACCAAGATGGTTTCACCCTGCTTGCGATGGGATTCAACGGCAAGAAGGCGATGGAGTTCAAGCTGAAATACATCGAAGCCTTCAACGCTATGAAGAAACAGATTGAGCAATCCAAGCCATCCGTTCCTCAGAACTATCTCGAAGCTTTGAAGTATCTGGTCAAGGCAGAAGAAGAGAAGCAGCAGCTCGCTCTAGAGAACAAGCAGAAAGATGAGACGATCATCACTATCAGCAAGGCAAACGTGGAGCTGGGCAACAAGATTACTGAAATGCTGCCGAAGGTGAGCTACTACGACAGAATCCTGCAGAGCAACGCAACTATGACCATCACCCAGATAGCGCAAGACTACGGTATGAGTGCTATCGCTATGAATAAGGAGTTGGAATCTATGAGAATCCAGCACAAGGAGAGAGGTCAGTGGATATTGTACGCTCAGTTCCTGAAAGGTGGCTATGTTCATAGCAGAGCGGTGGACATCATCCGCAGGGATGGTAGGCACGATGTGAAGTACAACACAGAGTGGACAACGAAGGGAAGACTCTTCCTTTATGAAGCACTCAAAGGAAAGGGCATTCTCCCCTTGATAGAGCAGGAGAACACTCCCAGAGATAAGGGCACTGGTGGAAGAGAGCCTTCCAAGACATCTGGTGCCAGTCAGCAAACCATTAACTTCGAGTGATATGAAAGATGAAACGATAAAAAGTGATATTGAAGAGACGAATAAGAGTAGTCTTGGAGAGACACTTGCCCGAATAGAGAAGTATATTCTCATCGGAACCAAGAATGTGCTCAACATTGATGAAGCATCCATAGTACTGGGAGTAACCATCAGAACACTCAGAAAGATGGTGGCAGAGCATACCATCCCTATCTACAAGCCCAACCAGAGAGCCTTGTATTTCAAGAAGAGTGACCTAGAGAATTGGATGCTGCAGAACAGAGTGAAGCCCCAGTCGGAGATAGATTCAGAGGTGGAAGCCTATTGTATAACCCATTAAAACAGAAAGATATGTTCGCAAATGTTATGTTGGTGGCAAGTATCGCCACATTCGCTATTGTAGTTAAGGAAATCCACTCTTACTTCAAGGAAGTAAACGAGTAGATATATATGGAGCTGAATCCGGCATAAAAAATTGTTTGATATTAATTAGTTTAAAATTTTCGTTTTATTTATCTCAAAATAAGGACAAAAATCTGATTCGCAAGGATTTTTTGGAATTTGCTATTCCCAGCTCCACAACTGTTGTGTAGGTTCAAGATTGTTTTTAGTTAGTATTTGTTTGAATCGGCATAGGTAGCTCAGATGGTAGAGCAGAAGGCTTCATCACCTTCGAGGTCGTAGGTTCGAGTCCTACCCTATGCCCCATATCGCCCGATTCCGAGGAGTCATATCGGATAGGATAAACCTTCCTAGAGAGGTACACGTACCCAAAAGGAGCATCATTAACCACAGATGATGCTTAGACGTGGAAGTGGCAAGCTAATACATACACCTACTGGGTGGAATTTGGAACGCTTGGAGTTCACTTGTGAAGATGCAGACCTGATGCCGTGACCCTTATATATAATAAGGTAGCATCAATAGGTAGAAGCGCACAACTACAATGGTTCTAATGCAGCCAGCACGACTTTGTCATAAATGATAAATTAAGTTTCCATACACTATTTACACAGATTTATGCGATTACGAGTGCTGGGAGTCCTAAGCCTCCACAAATGCAGAAGGGAACTTGGAGCGACTATCACCATCCGGCAATTATACTCTGATGTCTCTCCTCGGAGGGGTGCTTTATTACTCCCACCCCTCCTTTTTGATAGACACGTTTTTTCAAACCATATAAAAATTATGTATCATTTACGACTATAGCAGTAGCGACTGCATTTTATAACTCGTTAAAGTTGTATATTTCAACCTATCTCCTCTGTTCGTGAGAATCGAGGGGATTTTTATTATAAAAACATTTTAAAGCAACAAGATATGTTATTCAAACCGAAAAGCTGCCACGACTGCTTGTTTGAGCAGATATGTGACAACCCGAATAAGAAATCGGATGACACTTACAGATGTAAGGGCTATGAATGGAAGTATCAATAACTATTAATATAATAAGGACATGAAAGAGCTTATTACGATTCAATCGGAACTGAAAGCCCCGAAGAGTCAGTTCAACAAATTCGGTGGATACAAGTACCGCAAGGCAGAAGACATCCTTGAAGCTGTCAAGCCTTTACTCGCCAAGCAGAAATGTACGCTCACCATCACCGATGATGTAGTCTTGATAGGTAACCGCATCTACGTGAAGGCAACTGCTACCATCAAGAACGAGAAGGGCGAGTGTGAAACAACCACTGGTTGGGCTAGAGAAGAGGAAACCAAGAAAGGTATGGACGGAAGTCAGATTACTGGTGCGTCCTCATCCTATGCCCGAAAATATGCGCTCAATGGTCTGTTTGCCATTGATGATAACGCTGATTCTGATACCACCAATACTGGTCAGCAGGATAACGTTCATCATCAGGCAGCGCAGCAGACTGCACAGACTCAGCAGCAATCTCAGTCAACCGCCCAACAAGCGCAACCTCAGTATCATCCAGACAACCTAGCCGAAGCATTGGAAATGGTGAAGCGATGTCTGAACAGGGACAATATCAAATGGGTGATGGGCACTTATATGCCGCTCAACAGCAACCCTCAGTTTATGCAAGCCTTATCCGCTAAGAGAAAGGAGTTAGGACTATGACACAGAACATCAAGCTGAATAAGCCGAAGATCACCTTCATAGAGGAGACTCACCAATACTTCATTGGCAAGAAACAACTGAAAGGTATCACTGGAACGCTGGTAAGAAAGGCATTCCCCGACACCTACAAGGATATTCCTGAGTCTGTACTGATGAAGGCTGCAGAACGAGGAGGTATGATCCACAACTCCTTCGAGCTGTTCTGTACCGTCTTCGATTCAGACATCAAGATGTACCCGAACCCGACAGAAGAGATTCGGGCATTCAATAGTATGCTGGTCTCCTACGGTCTCCATCACGTTGATTCCGAGTATCTCGTTACCGATTCCGAGAACTTCGCTTCTGCCATTGATGGAGTCTTCGCTGATAGCGATGGCAACATCTATCTGGTAGATTACAAGACCACCTCCACCCTGCACTACGACAACGTATCTCTCCAGCTATCCATCTATGCACGATGGTTCGAGGAGCAGAATCCCGACTTGAAGGTGAAGGAACTGGTATGTATGTGGTTCAAGAACGGACAGAGCCGATTCCAGCCGCTGCCTAGGGTATCGGAAGAGAAGATTGATGCTCTTATCAAGGCATACTTGGAGGATGATCCTGACTACAAGTATGAGGTGGAAGTGCCGGAAGCTTTCTCTAGCACCGAGCAGCAGTACCGACTCGTCACCGCTAGAATTGATGCCTTGAAGATAGAGCAGGATGCCTTGAAGGAGAAGCTGATGAAGATGATGGAAGCCAACAAGCAGAAATCCATCAAGACTCAATATGGCTCCTACTCCTATGTGGCGGCATCCACCAAGAAGACCTTCGACACGAAACTCTTCAAGGACACCGAGCCGAAACACTACGAGTACTATCTGAAAGATACTACTACGAAGCCATCCATCAGAATCAAACTTAATTAAGTATAGATATGAACGTAACATTTACAGGCAAGATTATTGCAGCAGGGCAAGTTCAATCAGGAACAAGCCAAAACGGAACTCAATGGAGTTCGTGTGAATATGTTATCGAGGAGTTGAACCAGCAGTACCCAGCAAGAGCCGTGATTCAGGTCTATGGCTCCGACAAGCTGCAGCAGTTCAACATCCAAGTTGATGAGATCATCACCGCTCACATCGGCTTGAAGGCACATCAGTCTAAGGACGGACGATGGTTCAATCAGTTGGATTGCTGGAAGGTGCAGCGCCCAACCGCCCAGCCTCAGCAGATGCAGCAGCAGGGTCAGGTGTACGCTAGTCAGGTAGGACAGAACTACCAGCAGGGTGCTCAGCAGGGATTCCAGCAGAATCCTCCGCAGCCAGCTCCTATCCAGCAGCAGATGCAGAACTTTCCCCCTCAGGTTAACGCAAGCGGTCAACCTATTCAGCAGGACGGTCGATATGCAGGTGATTAGTTGATATTCAAAAACAAAGGTTATGGAAATCCATCTTGTGCGTACTTCTCTTGGTCTTCAAGCTTATGCAGACGAGGACTATGAGCAGGTGAGAAAGATTAAGGTTGGCTCTGTTGTCAAGGCGAACATCGTCCGCCCACGCAACGTGAAGTTCCATCGTAAGTTCTTCGCCCTTATCAGAGCGGCATGGGATAGCCTCACAGAGCAGCAGCGCATCAATCTCCGTTCGGTAGAGACATTCCGTGAACAGCTCCTGATAACATCGGGGTTCAGTGAACCACTCTACGACCTGAACGGACAGAAGTTCTTAGAGCGAGCCAAGTCTATCTCATTCGCCAAGATGGATGAGCCAGCCTTCAACGAAGTGTATTCCAAGGTCTTGGACACCATCCTTACCATTATGGTTGCCGATGGTGTATCAGAAGACGAGTTTAATAACATTCTAAAAAATTATACATAATATGACACGTAGAAACGACAAGCGCAATGGCAGACGTAACCGTCAGCGCAACAACCAGCCAGAGTTATCACCATTCGCCCAGATGCTTTTCGGAGCAATCCTCGGCAAGGGTGCAGAAATGATTGCCAATAAGATGAAGGAGAAGGATGAGAATACTCCTTCCATCCATACAGAGGGTATCACCGACAAGGATATTCAGAACATCAACGAAGGTAATGCTTCCTTATCTAAGTTGTACATCCCGAATAATGGTACGGCTATAGAGTTCCCTACACCTGAGAACCTAGAGTTCTTCTTCAATGAGGAAGGCAAGTTGATGGTGCGCAAGAAGCAGGATGATGAGCCTGCTCTTAATGAGGAGACTCAGGAGAAGCCTATCACTTATGGTGATGTTCTCAAAGAACTCTACTTGGACAAGACTGCATACTGGGTTTATGACAAGAGCATCGAATCTGGGAAACAGTCATCTTACAACTTCGAAGATGCCGTAAACTGCACCAGCGTGGCTCAGGCAAAACGCATGGTCGCTTTCAATAAGCTGCAGAACATCGCCAAGTATCTCAACAAGGGATGGCAGCCGAACTTCAGAGACAATAGTAAAAAGTGGAGTATTTGCAAGTATATATGTTATGATACACAATATACCATTGAGACAAATGAAGGAAATGTTTACTTCAAGAGTGCAGACCTTGCCGATGAAGCCATCCGCCTGATGGGTGAAGATTCTCTCAACGACCTTTTCTCAACCGACTTGTAATGGCAAGCTACGCTGAAATCAAGGCAAAGCTATTGCAGGAAGGCAAGAAGATACGCAAGCGTTCATCTTATGATGAGCACAACTTGCAAGCCGCAGAGGTCAGGTATATCTGTGGGGTACATCCTGACCTCGAAGGGGTCTTCTTTGCCGTTCCCAATGGCGGAAAGCGAACATCCCGACAAGCCGCATGGCTGAAAGAGGAAGGTATGAAGGCAGGAGTATCAGATATGATCCTCCTGAAAAGCACCTCTCTGTATGGTTTCCTCTGCATCGAAAACAAGACTCCGAAAGGTAGGCAGGAACCCGAACAGAAGGTATTCCAGTTTGAAGTAGAACGACATGGTGGCAAGTACATCATCGTCCGCTCTATAGATGAATTTATGAAAGCAATCGACAATTATCTTAATTGTGAACTATGAAACAATTTCAAATGCAATTAATGCCACCATTTTCTCTTGGTGAAAACTTAATAGATAAGTTTCTTGAAGAGTTCAAAGAAAAACAAGAAGAAGAGTTAACTGAAAAAATAATCTCTATCTTGGAATCCAAAGGATATAAGGTAACCCCACCTCTCAAGCAAGTCAAAGATGAATATACCTTTGCGAGAGCTTGGAATTTATATCAGAAGAAGGTGGGCTGCAAGGAGAAGCTGGAAAAGAAGTGGAACTCCATGAGTCAGAAAGACCGCAAGGCTGCTATCGAGTATATCCCACTCTATGTTATTGCCCAACCGGATAAGCAGTATCGCAAGAACTTTCAGACCTTCCTCAACCAGAGAGCTTGGGAAGATGAAATCATCGGTGGCACTCCACCGCCAGTTTCAACCAATGAGCCTGCATCTGAAATCAGTCAGCTTATCGCCAAGACAAAGGTAGAGCAGGAACAGAACACGGAAGATGCCAAGAACCACGCTCTTCGCCAGCGTATCTATGGTATGATTCAGGTTCTTCACAACAATCCTCAAAGCTTCTGCCGCAAGCAGTTGGAGATATATCGTGACAACGGAACCTTGGAACACTTGGGCATCCAATGGAATCCATAACATCATTAACTCTATGATACAAATCAGCAAATACAACAAGCAGCATCCGCTCAGAGTCTTTGAAGCCTTCGCTGGCTATGGCAGTCAGAGCCTAGCCTTCAAGTACCTCAAAGAGAAGCACCCTGAGTTCGACTTCAAGGTAGTGGGCTATTCCGAGATAGAATCATCTGCCATCCAAGCCTACGGAATCCTGCACGGAAGAGACATCACTAACTATGGTGACGTGACGAGGATAGACTGGAATGAGGTTCCCGACTTTGATTTCATATCTTGGTCTTCTCCCTGTCAAGACTTCTCAAACGCAGGACTCCGGCAAGGTGGCGATGAAGGAAGCGGCACACGTTCATCCCTTATCTTTCAGGAGAAGAGAATGCTGGCAGTCAAGAAGCCGAAGTATGTGATGCTGGAGAATGTAAAAGGACTGCTCACCAAGAAGATGAGGAAGTACTTCTTCCAATATCTTGCAGACCTAGACTCCTTCGGTTACACTTCCTTCTACAAGGTTCTGAATGCCAAAGATTACGGAATCCCACAGAATCGTGAGCGTATCTTTGTCATTTCCATCCTCCGCACCGAGGATGATCCGAACCCAGAGTATCACTTCCCCTCTCCTATCAAGCTGGAGACTACGGTTGAGGACTTCTTGGAAGATGATGTATCTCCTGAGTATTACCTCTCCCAACCGCTCCTAGAAAAGTATCTCACCAAAGCAGACTTCAATGAATCCATCCAAAAGCTCTACCCCGAAGATTTCAATACCCAAAACGGCTGATGGTTGCAGCCCGACTATCACATCATCATTTGGTGCAGGAATCAGCATAGCCAATCTACTTGGTGTTGACCATTTCCCTAAGGGGGGGGTACTGATAATCAAAAAGTTACAAGCAGAAAACTGCTCATCAACTCAGATAAAGATGGTTTAAGTAGAACCATACGAGCAGGTTACTATAAAGCTGGCTTTGCTAACTATATACATGACGATGGAAGAGCAGCCAACGCAGTACTAATCATTAAACGAGTATGAAAATATATTCAATTATTCTTAATCATCAATCGAGTATGATAACAGGAGGAAAGCGAATGAAATCCCTGCTCCTATCAGGGAAGGTGAAGCCGGATATGGGTGGGCAAGTCTTAGACCTCTATAATCAGATGGTTATCCAAGGCATCAGCCCTACCATCAAGACAACCATAGATAAATCAAACATGACATTTGTTACAGTTATGAACAAACAAATCATTCATACGGCTCCAAACGGCAAGAAATACTCCATCCAAATCAGGAAGTACACTCCTAGAGACTGCTTCCGGCTGATGGGTGTACACGAAGCCGACATAGACAAGCTCCTGAGTAAGGAGAAGTCGGGAGCCAGCATCATCTGCAAGAGCAAGCTCTATGCCCTCGCAGGAAACTCAATAGTCACCAACTGCCTGACCGCTATGTTCGAGGAACTGATTTTTCCTTCGGGAAATCACTACCACGACAAGACTGGTCAGCTATCACTCTTCTAGCTTATGGATATTTTCGGATATATTAAGGTAGGCAAGCGCATCAGTAAAGCGCACAAAGCCCTCTTTACAAACAAGACCATGATACTCTGGTACAAAGGCAATCCAATCATCGGAACGATGCACGATGGCTTGTGGTATCAACAAGATTTGAACGGAATGTGTGAACAATTAATGTTCCAGTCCGAAGTTACACACGTCTCATTCTTACCTTCACCAAATGAAGACAGAAAAAGAACAAATCCTAGCCATCATCGCTGAGATTCAAGCCAAGAGAGAAGCCGCTCACATCGTGCCTCCTCACGTCAGAACCTCAGAGATTATCAATCGTGGATTCCCCAAGCCCTATCAAGCCCTCAACGAGTTAGTCAGAGAAGGCAGGATAAACTGGTGCAAGACCCTCAATGATATGGCATTCACTATCAGATCATAGCCTAGCTATGTTGAAACACAATCAGAAAACAATAATCAATATGGAAAAAGAATTAAAAATTATTTTAAAGGAGGAACTGGAAGTTTTATCAAAGCAAGCTTACGAGTCTGCCAAGAATAAGGGCTTCTATCCAAAGGATGTTAATACCGCATTTCTTCTGATGTTCATCATCGTGGAAATGAGCGAGGTGTTGCAAGCCGACAGAAAAGGCAGACACGGCTCCATCGAAGACTACGAGAGCGAGATTGAAATGGGCATGGATATGCCTACCGCCTACAAGAACACGCTGGAAGGTACGGTTGAGTCTGAGTTTGCCGACATCGTCATTCGTATCCTCTCACTCTTGGGTTGGATCATGGAAGGAGACAAAATCGAGCTATCAGAAGATGAAGACCTAATAGGTGAGTACAAGCTGGCAAGTTATATCTTCGGATGGGATTTAGCCGGAGACTTATACCGCATCATCGAAAAGATGGGAGTCTTGGACTTGGATAGTTCTCCAAGCTGGTATCTCGCCAAATACCTTCAGGAGCTTCTGATGGACATCTTTGCGATTGCCCATAACAACAGAATCGACCTGAAAGAGCAGATCAAGCTGAAAATGAAGTATAACGAAACTCGTCCGTATCTTCACGGATATAAATACTAGGAGGACAGCCGTATGTTTGGAATAGAACAGCAGTTCCTTACATCGGCAATGAACATCTTTTAGGTACAACTAAAGATATGGAGGGTTGATAATGGGTAATGAAGATTTAACGAATTGCATCCCTTGGTATTGTCCAACACACTTTAAGTGTGAAGATATACAAGATGGTAAGACGCAAAGAAGAATGCGTAGAAAGGATCAACTTAAAAAAAGAAAGGGTAGATTATGATAGACGATAAGGAAATTGATGATGCAAAGGAAGAAATCTATAAGGATAAATTCCTTGGCTGTGGTGAAATGGTAGAAGCCTTCGCAAATGAAGATGAGAAGGAAATGTTCGACAAAGAGGACATCAAAGAAGCTATTGGACTAGGTGCTAAGTGGGCTATCAATGAGTTTATTAAATACTTATGGCATCCAAATACAGAAGAGCCAGATAAGAGCAAGAGCGATATTATTACCCTTGGTTTTGAAAACGATGCTTATCTACAGTTTAAAGAATCCATTCTTTGGAATGAGGAATCTTGGAGACATTCGATTAGCAGATGCCAAATCATCAAGTGGGCTTATTTATCTGACATACTTCCAAAGGAAGGAAGCAAGCAATGAAAATATTTGTATTTGATATTATGCTCAACGGAAGATTCATCTGCACATTAAAGTATAAATATTGTGCGCTCTTCCCGATAGATTTTGAAGATTTAACAAAGTTCGTCCTTAAAAAGAGACCTACTTTGAAAGGTAAGGATTTTAGAATTGCATTTTAATCATGAAAGAGCTTAAAGTTGGAGAAAGAGTAACCATTACTCTTGAAGTTGTTGAGCATGATGATTGCGATGATTGTTTCTTTAGTATTGATGGAACGTGTTATAACCCGACCAGAAATGGTTGGGCAGATGGATTTCAGTGTGAGTCAGAAGACCGCTCAGATGGCAAGAGCATAATATTTAAAGAAGTAAAGAAGTAAAGTGTATGGAATTAATTATCAAACCAATTCATTCTTTACCTTGTCGTTTGGAGGTGTTTACAATTAATGGAAAGAGTGCTGAACAAAATGATTTTGGTGATATGTATGACCATGATGTTGAAAGCGCAGAGCCTTATGCGTGCGCAGATATGCACTTTGACCCAAAGCCTCCAACAAAGGAAGTGTTAGATAAGTATCGCATAACAGAAGAAGAATATTATAACATCTGCAACGAACTGGAATGCGAACTATACGTAGGTGGTTGCGGATGGTGTATTTAACCGCCTTCGGGCATAAATAGATAGAAGTATGGATAAACAAAAAATGGAAAGAGCAAAAGATATTGAATATTTATTGTCCAACTTAGATCGTATGGAATATTGGTCGAGAAACAAAAATACTGATCACCTGCTAGAAAATGGTCTTTATCATTTATGTCGCGGGGATAAAGAATTTAGTGGCAAGTTACACCAGCTTATTTCAGATACTAAACAGAGACTTCAGAAAGAGTTTGATGAGCTTTAGTGACTAACCATCCTGTAAAGGATAAAAAAGTAGTAATATGAAACATAAGTTTACGGTTGTCATTGAATCTAATGATGATTCAGAGGACAGAGAAGTAGTTAAGAATTGCCTGCAAGACTGGCTTGAAATGAATTGTGGACAAGAAAAGTACTTGGGCGGCTATCCAAATTGGAAGTCAGCAGAAGTTGAGTAACTAATCATCCCTTATGGGATATAAATATAAGGAATATGATTAAGAAATACAGAAAGAAGCCAGTTACCATTGAAGCTATTCTGTGGGATGGAAAGAACCTTATTGATGTGTCAGCTTTCTTATGTAATCAAACACGTAAAGAAGCACTCAAAGAAATCAATTCATCAGATATTTCTCGCAAGAAATGGGATGATTATGAGTCAATTGTATTAGAAGATGGTTTAGATATTGATACTCTTGAGGGTAGAATGGAAGCATCCATTGGTGACTATATCATCAAAGGTGTAAATGGAGAATTCTATCCTTGTAAGCCTGATATTTTCGATAAGACTTACGAGGAAGTAACTGAGTAACTAACCACTCTCTCCCTTTTACAGGAGAGGGTAAAAAGAATAGAATTATGATTAAGACAGTTCCAGACCCTACTTTGATGTGTGAGGGATGTGTGTATGATGGTAAGTTTGAGTGTATTCAGCACGCATGTTGTGCAGACCCGAAACATCCAGTTAAGTACATTGAAGTAACAGAGTAATTAACCACCCTCTCCTTGGCAACAGGGAGAGGGTAAAAAGAAGAGAATATGTTTTGGATATTTATGTCAGGATTAATGTGCTCTATATGCTCACTTGCTATAGGTACGTTATACGTAATGAAAGATGTTAGAGACAGAAAGTTGGTGTTACCAATTTATGTTATTCTAGGTTTTTGTGGCTTGTGTATAATGCTTCTATACACAATGGCTATTCAAGGAAGGGTTAATGTTTAATAAACAAAAGAAAAGAATATGAGATTAAGTGAATTTAAAGCAGGTACTATCTTAGTTGATGGTGATGACAAGGTGTTTATCCATGATGGCTTCATCAATGCTGATGGATATGGTGTAATTATCGGTGAGGATTCTGATGGAATGATTCAGAAATCCAATGGTATTGGCAATTGGATGAAAGAAGGTATTTATCGTGAAGCTACAAGAGAAGAAATACAAAATTTCTTTGCCAAGGTTCGCAAGACACAGAAGATTATCAATTACTAAGGAGGATAAGCAATGAGCAAAGAATCTGTAATACAAAGCATAAAGGAAGAGTTAGATTATCGTGATGCTTTTGGGAAATATATAACGTCTAGCGAAGGTTATCTTTTGGCTATGCATGCACTGAGTGCACCTAGTGTAGCAGAAGAATATACTAAATGGAAATTAATGGATTTGGGGCTATTATGACAAGAGAAGAATTACAAAATAAATTCGGCATTGCTATCTGTGAGTATTGTCGTAAGCACGTCATTTCCGAATATAATCTTCGTAAAGGATGGGTTTGCGAGAAGAGTTATCATAAGGAAGCACAAGATGGCTACGCAGCAGAAAATAACATAGAGTTGGAGGATTTAGTATGAAAATTTTGAAGCGATTATTATATGTATTACTTATGATTCCTATATGTACTATAGTATTCGTAATTGAAAGTCCTTTGTTACCTGTAATCATACCAGCAATATGGGTTATAACAGGAAGTACTATATTACGAGTGAAAGTAACTAAAGGATGTAAATCATTCTATGTGTGCACTATTACTCAGATAGTGTATTATAGTATGGATAAGTATTTAACTAAATTATTAAAGCTATGAATAGAATTGAAGCTAAAGAATTTTATCCTATTCTGCAAGCTTATGCTGAAGGAAAGGTAATTGAGTGTAGAACCAAACCAAATACCATAAAAGGTACAGATGTTCCGAATGATTGGACGGAAACGAAAGAGATTGAGTTTTGGAATAATACAGAGTACCGAATCAAGCCAGAACCAAAGTACCGTCCATTCAATGATGCAGAAGAGTGCTGGGCTGAAATGCAAAAGCATCAGCCACTTGGGTTTACGAAGTTTAAAAATGCAAAAAGTGGATATTATATGGTTACGTTTATCGCAAGTGGTGCAATAGTTGGCATGAATAATACTCCATTTAGTTATGAAGATATGTTTGATAGTTATGCCTTTGCCGATGGAACTCCATTTGGTATAAAAGAGGAGGAATAGTTATGGCATGGGTAGCAAAGAATAAAGATGGCTCTGAAACAATTTATGAAGTCAAGCCATACAAACACAACGATGAGTGGGTATCACGGAAAGATGGTTGGGAAAGACCCTATCAATACTTTAATATTCCACAAGGTAGTATCAAGAAGCTCATTGGAAGAGAATTATCTTTTAGCAATGAGCCAGTAGAACTTAAATAAGAATGGTTATGAATGGTTATGAAAGGATATGTAATAACAGATGAGTTACGAGACAATATTATCAAGTGGTTTAATAACATTGCCGAAGAAGCTGATGCTCTAACTACTGGTAACGTCTCACATAAAAAGGCAATGATTAAAGGAATGGCAGCACGCTCTGCTGAGTTTGTCGAGAGATATAGTGTTGGCATTGCTGATTGTGCAAGTGATTTAAAATAATAGCTTATGAAAATAGAAAATATCAAGTTCAAGGCAAAGAGTATTTATAATGGAGAATGGGTCTATGGAGATTTATTGCACCAGTCTGATGGTACTCATATTTATATGGGGAAAAGTGAAGGTGAGCACATTCTATGTCCAAGAGTTGACCCTTCCACCGTCTGCCAGTTCACAGGCGAAAAGGATATGAGAGGAAAGGAGATTTATATCGGCGACATCATATCCAACCTTGAAACAGGAAGTGTTGTTGAGGTAGTATGGAACGACAAGATGAAAATGCTTGATTGCAAGTTCCTTAATGGAGTGAAGTGTTGTTTTGATATTCCATTTGGAACATTTGTAGCAAGGTATCATAGAATAGTAGTATTGATGTCAAAATTCGATAAGGAAAAGTAATATGGAAGCAGGACAATTTTTAGTGCTATTGTTGTCGTTTTGCGCTTTAGCATTACATATCAAGAATCGTAGAAGAAAGGGTTAATTATGAACAAAACAGATTTACATTCATCATTACTCTTCCTAATGCTTAAACTGGAAGAGGCAAAGAATAGCTCGATTCAAGACAAGAACTTTGTCTTGGCATTGACGGAAGTGCTCAGATATTTCCGTGATAACGGAGAGTTAAAGAAAGCCTATGAAATCCAAAAGGATTCTTTTATAGACCTTGCTAAAGGTAATTGGGCGAAATGGATAATGGAGATTCTTGCATCTAAAACGCAAGAAGAGGGTGTTGATGCAGAATTACCAGACATTAAAGCCTTAATAAAGGAATGCACTTCTGATGAGTTCATCGAAAAGAAAATCAAGGATATTCTTGGCGATCAGGCGAGTAAAGACGAATAGTTATGGAAAGATTAACTAAGGCTATGGATAAGTATTTGTCGGAAGCTATCGCTGAATGGGATAAGGAAAAAGCTGCCGGATCAGGTAGAAGAAAGGTCGGAAACTAAAATAAAAATAGTTATGAAAATAGAAATCACAAAAGTTACAGACTGGGAGCGAGTGGTGGATGCAGCTCGCTTCACACAGCGAAAAGAACCGCTGGGTAAGGAGCCTAGCGATGAGTTCAAGAAGCAGATGATTCTCAGCGAGCACTCGCCACTGAGATTGCTGGAGTTTGATATTAAGATGTATGGCATACCATACTGGGTGAGCAACCATTTTGTTCGCCACGTTCACGCTCAGCCATTCGTTTCAACCTCCCGACCGGATATTACTGGCTCCAAGGTATCTCGCCACGATATGCGTCAGGATGATTTGGTCAACTTGCAGCTATCCCTCAACGCTCAGGAGATTATCAATATCTCTAAATTGAGACTCTGCAATAAGACATCCGAAGAAACAAGAGAGGTGTGGTATAAGGTACTTGATAAGTTGGCTTGCATCGAGCCTTTGCTTGCATCAGCTTGTGTTCCTCAATGTGTGTACAGAGGATTCTGCCCTGAACAAAAGTCATGTGGCAGAGACAAGAAAAAAATATTTTCTGTTACAAGAAAATACTACAAAAATCTAGAATTATACACAGCACACTAACAGACAATGAAAAATCCAAAATATACCGTAAACGAATATGTCGGAGGTCACTTCGAGTACATCACTCCCTGCCCATTCGGCATTCAAGGCAAGTACACCCATGAACTCCTGATGGTGGGCAGTCTTGCTTGCCAGCGATGCGAGCACTTCCGAGGAATCAACAAAGAAGATGGTATCGTATCTTGTGGAATCGAATAGTAAAAAGAGTGCAGCCTATCTGCATTCATCTTAATAATTAATCAAATTTAATATATGAATACAAAGAAGATTTCAATTATTCAGCGCATCACAGAGCGCATTCTTGGCAAGAAGTTCTATATCGCAGTCATTGCCAACAAGGGAACCAGCAACTACTTCGTTAACTCTACCATCTATCGCTCAGAAGATGATGTCATCGCTTATCAGAAATACATCACCACTGACGAGAGAATGAAGGAGAGCTTCGATTTCGTCTGCTACTACTCCTTCCGTTCCAAGTTCGACTTCCGCATTCCTCTTGGCGGCAAGCCATTATCTCTTGAAGAGGCAAAGGAACTTAGCAAGAAATAAGATATGGGAAAGTTGATTGACCTGAAAGGAAAGCGGTTTGGCAGACTCTATGTCTGCTGCCGCTCCGGCAAATCCAGTAAAAATGGTGTTTATTGGATTTGTAAGTGCGATTGTGGTAGAGGTGTTTCTGTTCTATCCTGCAATTTGCTCCGAGGAGTGACCCAGTCTTGCGGTTGTCTCAGATCAGAGAATGCCAAGCTTCGCCTTCGCCAGTACAACGAGAAGAAGACAAAAGTAAACGGATAATAATCTTTTCTAACCAAAACTTCGTATATTTGCAAAATGATATTCAGTTATATTAAAGACAAGTGCCGGAACATTCAAGGCTTCCTGCATCGAAAAAACTTCGTAGTGCTTGATGGTAGAGCCAACTCTGTTACTCTCTCGCAGGGCATCTACAACCATATTATGCAGATAGAGCGCACAGATAGCTCCATCTTCGTCTTCCGTATCTCCAGCAAAGGAACATACGGATTCTGCCTGAGAGAGGACTGGGAGGAACTTCGCAAGGCTCAGACTATCTTCTGTCCGCTCCAGTACAATCAGGAGCACAAGAAGATTGGTTTCCGCAGCGAACGTCCATCGGTTACAGCCATCCTTGATGATTACAATCTCCCTCTCAACAAGATGGTGCGCCTGACCTGCATTCCTCGTAAGAACAGAAATGGCGAACCGTACTACGAGATCATCCGTCCAAACTCATAACAATACAAATATGATTAAAGAAGTATTATTTCAAGGTCTTTCCCACTCACCTTCCGACCACGAAAGTCAGGAGGGTGAGTTGGGAACTTGCCTGAACCTCATCAACGAGAATGGGGCACTCCACCCTATCCACCAGCCAGTGGTGGTTGATTCTGCCATCACCATACCTGATGTAGCCAGCATCGAACTGATTCACAAGGTAACTCACAATAATACCATTCACTCCCACTACATCATCCGTAATGGTAATACTTGGTATTGGACAGAGAAAGGCGGAAACGGAAGTGAGAACATCATTAGTCTTGGCGATTTCCAAGTCAATGCCGTGAGTGCCATCGGAAACATCTTGTGTTTTGTGGGAGAGGAAAGCACTAAGTATGCCTATTGGAACGGAAGCGATTACACTAGTTTCGACTTATCCGCCATCAACTATAGTGCAGTTATCTCAAACACAAAGTCGGTGGTATGCAATGCTTCCGTTAATCTTGGTGATGATTGGGATTCCGCTTTTGTGTCAAACAAGTATTATTCCAATAAAACAGATACTTCTCTTAAAGGTGCATTCATCATTTTCAATGCTTTGGATGCGCTGATCAATAAACAGTTGGAGGAGAATGGCACGGAGTATTTCAAATATGCCGTTTTTGGTGTAATCGCCATCCGTCTATATGATGGTGTATCATACATCAATATATCAAATCCATTTGTTCTTGCACCTGAAACAACATTCAACAAGTTTATCTGGTATCAAGAGAAAAAGGCTGTTGGTACTAGCACAAGCCTTCATACTCACTCCATCGTTATCAATATGGATATACCCGAAGGTCTTGAAGATCTCATCAGCGTTGTAGATGTTTATCTTTCCCAGCCGGAATCATTTATTGATACGGAGAAACAAACCAAAGGTATATCACGATATAAGTGCTACCTTTGGAACGACAAAATGGCATCAGGAGTTAATTGCGATGCTTTTCAATATCTGTCAGAGGAAGATGTATATCAGTCTTTCGAGAAGAAATCTTTCTATCTGAGCACAAGCATCAGCAAGGATAAATTCGGCACAGCTATTCCTCTCAAACGAGTATTGGAGACCGAGAAAAGTATTTCTCTTGCAGACTTTCAGAGAAGCTCATTTGGCGGTCAATGTTCCATTACATACAACAACCGCTTGCATATCGGAAACGTGAAGAAGACTATCTTCAATGCTTTTGATACCAATATTTTCTCCAGCCGGAAAGTCTCGAATAATCAGATGTACCTGAATGAGTACACTGATCTTGCCACCAATAATGCACTCTCTACCGATTACATCTGTGATGCAGTATATCAGGTCAGCATTAATGAGAACAGTATCAAGAGAGAGATTTACTACAAGGGCAAGCTGCAATACCCTCTCAGCCCTATCTTGGCATATCCTAGCACTCTCGCTACGGCTATGACCATTTACTTCTATCTCCCTAAGTACAGCAAATACTACTCCAAGAAAGTTAAGCTGAAACCTTCCGAGACGTTCGGAATGTCTTACTATATCAACATCAGTAAGAACCGCTCGACACCAGTTGCAGCAGATAGACAGACTCCAAATACTTTGAACAACGAGGGATTTGGAGGAAGAACAGATGCACCAACAAAAACAGAAAGTTCAGAGTTGTCTGATTATATGTATCGTTATCACGATGATGCCGGACTTCCAGCCTTTATGCAAGTGTATCGCCATAAGCTCATCAAGAGCAGTTCTTCTGGTGGAGACTTTGGAGGTGGAAGCACTAAATCAAGCGAAAACGGTGGAGGAAACTTTGGTAGCGGAAGTGGAGCCATTATCCCTTCTGAATATACTTGGGATTCTACACCGATTGATACGGGAGACTTCACCGAGATTACGGAAGCCGAGTATAATGCAGCATTAAACAAGACAGATAATCAGAAATATGTATCTCAGCAGCCTAATGTAGTCAAGGTCAGCGAAGCCGAGAATCCGATGATATTCCCTGCCAAGAACTCGGTTCAGGTTGGATCATCCATTATCAATGCGCTTGCCGCCAATACCCGACCAATCAGCGAGGGTCAGTTTGGTGAAGCCCCTCTCTATGCCTTCACCGATGAAGGTGTATGGGTGTTAATGACCAATCAGGAAGGAACCTACGATGCCCGACAGCCAGCCAACAGAGATATTTGCTCCAACCCTAAGGGTATCTTGCAGATTGATGATGCCGTTCTGTTCCCTACGGAACGAGGTATCATGATGCAGCGAGGCAGGGATTCCGAGTGTATCACAGATGTTCTTGATGGTTATCCGTTTGTCTTCACCCAGATATTCAAAAACGACTATCAGAAGAAGCTGCTTACACTTGGGGGCATTCCTGAATATGATACCCAATATATCAGATTCAGAACATTCCTGCAGAAGGCGAGCCTGATCTATGATTATTACGATAACCGCATCATCGTGTTCAGACCCGACTACACCTATGCGTATGTGTTTTCCTTGAAGAGCAGAATGTGGGGAACGATGCACAATGTGTTCCGTTCCACCGTCAACTCCTACCCTGAGTCTTATGCCATCAATCAGAGCGGAAAGATTGTTGATGTATATGTCAAGGAGCCATCGGGAAGCGTTTCCTATTTCTTCTGTACACGTCCGTTGACTCTCGGTCAGGAGAATATCCACAAAACGATGTTCAAGAGCATCATCCGTGGTTATTTCCGCAACGCTGCAAAAGGTAAGGTTGGTGTGGTGCTTTATGGAAGCAACGACCTCTTCAACTGGTTCTACATTCATTCTTCCGTCAACCAGCTTCTGGCTGGTATGGCAGGATCACCTTATAAGTATTTCCGATTTGCGGTAATGGGCAGTCTCAGCTACGATGAATCCATTCATAGCGTAGGAACTGAGTTTGTTGTCCGACTGCAAAATAAGCTTAGATAAGTTTTTTTTACATACATAATTTTATATCAAAACAAAAAGAGCAGCCGTCTGTGAAGATAGCTGCCCTTGCTTTTTCGTTAACCATAAGTCTAGAAAGGATGAAGCCTGATCCTTGCTCTTACCGCAGAGCGGTTGCTTGCATTCTTAATTTTTTCCTTCTTCTCTTCCGCCAGTGCCCAGAACCTGTCTGAACCTTCGGGATGGACCACCATCAACCATTCGTATAATGCCTGATTGACTATATAGTCGTGAATATACACGGTCATGGTATGCACACTCGTAGAAGAGAATCCATTTGGCATTCTCAGAGCCAGATAGTAGGCTTCCTCATCATTGGTAGGCGAACCGATACACTCCTCCCACTCATTGGAATCAAAGCCGCTTCCCAGCATTTCCATCTTGGTGAATCGGTAGAGCACTTCCCTGCAATCCTCTATGGTGGAATCCAAGATTCTTGCCAGCTTATCCCGATTGCCACCCTCTGCCACATCATAGATATTATGGATGAGGTGGGAATCTGCTACCCCACTCCTAATCGAATCCGCATAAGTGTAAGCCGTATTTCTAATATCGTAGATCAGCTCGCTCTTCTGTAGCTCTATCATCACCTTATGACCCTTGTTGCAAGTCCTCATGCTGCACCTCCCCTCTATGCGCTAGGAGCTGTCCGACTAGGTCGCTCACGTCTGTTGAACGTTTCGTGCAAGTTTCTCAATGACACAACCGCCAGTTCGCTATACACCTTCGCTTCATTAGGATTGGTAATGGTGAACCAATCCATCAGTGCCTTGTTGATGATGTAATCGTGGATGGAACTGGTCAGCGCATCCTTCAAGCCCAGCGAGTAATTTGATGGAAGCGAAAGCTTGATGATGATGTTGTCGGTATCACTGATCAGCTTGTTGGAAGCCGTAGTGCCGGAACCCTTCTCAATAGCTTCACTCAACTCTACCAGCAACTGGCTATAGGCATTCTGAATGCTTCGCAATGCCTGATTCTTATCTTCATCATCATCGCTAGCCTGAATATTGCTGGCAGCCTCAGCATCCATATCCGCAGCTCTTCGGCTCCGTCCTGTCAGGAACGCTTTGTTCTGGAAGTCGTAGATGAGTTCACTCATATACAACGTGATAGTTAAATTCTTTCTTGGCATACTTTTATATTTTAGTTCGTGTTGGCTTGGTCTTGTTAAACACCTTATCCTTGATGTCGAGCAGAAGAGCAGCCGCATTATCGGCATACTCCTTCACCTTGTCGTTAGCCGTAATCTCGCACCATTTGGCAACGATACTGTTCACGATGAACGAAGTGGCGGATGAAGTGATGGAACCGCTCATGTTGGTATCGAACCGGCTAGGCATACTCAGAGTCCAGTTGATGTTGCCATCAGTAGAAGAGCCGATGGTGGGCATGAATCTTTTCAGGAGATTGAGCAGCGCATCCTTCGATTCATTATAGAATCGCTCTATCATCGCCAAGTCGGCATCCGTAACAAATATCTGGTCGAAGGCAGACTTGCCATCATCCAGCTTATTCTTTGCACCTAGATAAGCGGTAGTCTTCGCCACCTCCTCATAGATGCTACTTTTTGTGATTGAAATTGATAAATTTGCCATTCTTATGTTTCCTATAGATGATTAAACCTAAAATGATGAGCAGGGCGCACATCGCTCCCATCGACCACATCGCATACTTCAACTGAAACTGCTCCCACTTGGAGAGCTGCTTCTCTACTGGATAGGGTACTGGGATGGAGTCTCTTCGGATGAAGGAATCCACCCTTACCTTATACTGGGTCTTCACAACCACCTTCTTATGCCATCGGTCAACGAAAAGGGTATCTCCCTTCTGTGAACTTGATACCGAATCATGCACGAAAATGCTGTCAGAAGTATGCAGGGTATCGCATTTTACTACGTCACGATATACGAATTTCTCCGTCGGGACGTAGGAAGTCTTACATCCCGACATAATAAATGCCACCAGCAGCATAGCTAAAATGTAGATCAGCAACTGCCATACATCTGAATCATACCACTTCTTCATAAGCCTATACCTTTAATGCAGCCTTAGCTCTCTTCAAGAATGTTCGTCTGTGCTCCAAGCCGTATGTGCCGCCATTGATGGTCTTGGTGATTGCCAAGAAGCTATCACTATCAGCCAGCTCATTCAAGCCGTGCTTCCACCACCACCACATCGCACTCTTGGTTGCGCCCAATGGCTGCTCCAGCAGTTCGGGATGCTCCATGATGTCACCTCGGCAGTACTTGCTCTTCTGGTAAGCCTGATAGTTGGCTCTACCCGTAATCTGAATCAATCCCCTGCCCCTATACTTGTAGCCATCGCCATCTTTCAGGTTGCCTAGCATATTCTTCAACTTACCCACATCATACCTTTGGAAGTAAGCTTTGTTGCCCACTTCCTTGGTATATCTCAGCTCGCTCGTTTCGTGGGCTATCTGAGCCAAGAAATGTGCCATTCGCTTCGGTGTATCAATATGGAAAACCTCGGCATAGCCGTTGATGTAAGGCAGGAAAGCATCCACCTTATTCTTGGCATTCGGCATAATCTCTAAAATCTGTTCTCTTGTTACATTCATAGTTACTTGCCCTCCTTTACTTGTTTCAGCATATTTGCGAGTTCTTCCTTCACCTTACTCTCAAAGTTGCCCAGTTTGGTCTTGAAATAAATGTTCACTCCGAAGATTGCCCCAGAGTAAACCAATGTCTGGCTGACGTACCAGAGTACACCATCCGAAACTACATAATTATTGAGAAAAAATGATAGAAAGGTGAGGATAACACCACTCACTAACATTCCAATAGCTGCACCATATTGCAATCCTTCACGCACGTTTGGAGTCATATCTTATCTTTATATATTATTAATAATATGCAAAGATAAGATATGTTCCCGTAACTATTATCTTATCCGTTAATGTTGTGCCATATCTTGCTTGTAGGATGCAAGCAGTCAGGGTCTTGAAGGTATTCGATAGCCATCATCACCACCATTTCCTTCAATTCCTCCTCATCCTTGCTATATTGTTTCAGCAGCTTATGATGGTCGCTTCTGAGCAGATTCATCGTAACCGCCAAGTCAAAGATGTTGTAGTCGGAAATATCATCCTTATGCTGGTCAAAGGCTCCCTTTATCTCTTCATCCGTAAAGAAAGGAGCCATGTGCTTGGTTCCATCCTCATCCTCGTACCACATCTTCTTGATAGCATCATCGGCAAAGTGCTTGTCAAAATGCTCTTCGCTCAACACACCATACACCATCGCACAAAGATGATGTACCTCTACATCGCTCAACTTATATGAGAGATACTTACCCATAGCCTTGGCTATACTCAACATCTGTTCAGGAGTCATATCCTGCTGATACTTATCAACGAAATCTACAAAATCCATAATATATAAAAATTAAGAGTTTATGATGCTGCAAAGATACATATATCTTGCGCTGAGCACCATAAACTCCCAAAGATTTCTGTAGCCATCTGAATATCAGAAGAATACAGTTACGATAAAACACCTCCTTTCTTTATTCGTCCTTGAATTTAGTTCTCTTCTCGCCACCCCTCGACCAGATGTCGTTCTTCTTGCGCTTCGCCACCTTGCCGAGTACGTCATTCTCGTATAGGTCTGGATTGTCTTCCCTGCCTTGGGTCTCCGTAGCAATACCCTTGTTGGCATTGCTTCCTTGGTCGGCATTGTCCTTGCCATTGCCATACCATTTCTTGTCGTTTTCCTTGTCTGCTATCATATCTAACACTAAACATTAATAACTAATCACTATGCCGAAAGCGGTGCATACTGCTCGCTAGGCTGCACACCCTGACCGCTCATCATCTGCTGCAGCATCGCCTGAGCCTTCGGATTGCTCTGGGATGCCTGATCCACTTGCGCTTGCAGTTGAGGAGAGAATCCTTGTGGAGTCTCGCCATTCTTGATTGCTTCCTGCTGAGATGATACCGACTGCAGAAGTTCGTCACCGAATGGGAAATCACCTACCTGCAACAACTGCCCCAAGGTGATAGCCTGAGCTTGCCACAACTGCATCAGGAAGTCGTTTGCCATCTGACGATATACAGGAGTAGCCGTACTCTCGGTGATATTGATGTCAAACTCTACATCACGAATCTTCTTCGGATCATAGCGAACAATCTGTCCTGCCCTGCCAACGATGTTGAAGTTGCGTTCCACATCATAGAACTGCTGCATATTCTTCACCGTCTTGTAAGCACCATCAATGATAAACTGGCTGAAACTCTCCAAGATGTCAAGCAGCGACATGGTGGCATTCTGTGTCTGCTGGGCATAGAGCGAACCACTCGTACCCGATACTCCTGGTTTACCCTGCAGCGCACCATTCACACCCGATATATCCTCGAAGAACTTCAACTGATAGTTGAGCAAGTCACCGATACCGATGTTCGTTGAGTTATTGGCTACTTGCTGTGGAACCTGACCGCTCTTGTTCGGTTTGTACCTTACCACTCCGTTGAATCTACTCCACTCGTCACAGAAATCATCCCAGCTCATATCATCCGGCAGACAATCCTCAGGACAGAGCAGCACACCCTTGGCACTCGACCTCATAATGAAGTCGTACATCGTGATCAGTCTGTTCACATATCTCTGCTGGTCAATCACATCTTCCACGAAGCTATGAATCTCGCCATCAATGAACGGATAGAACTTGAAGCAGTATGGATGCTCTCCGTGGGCATAAGGGGTCTCACCCTCTCTCAGAATGTCACCGAAAGGAGAAAGATAATAGAAATGCCAGTAATCATCCATAAACCACTCAGCTTCAATCAGCGGAATATCCTCACGCTTCATACCGAGTGACAGACCTCTCTCCAGTCGGTCTTGATTCTCTGCATCTACAATCTCATCACAATCTTCAATGTCAATCTTGAAATCGTCACCATTGTTATAGTCGTGGCAGCGATAGCGTGGCTTGCTCTCCTTGCGCCAGACCTCAATCACTCGGCAGAGAGAAGGATTGGCAGGATTCATGAAGTCGATGGTCTTCGGATCAAACTCTCCGAAACGCTGGGTGCAGTCAGCTATCACGAAGTCTCGGTCAGCAGCCAGTCGGTAAATCTCCTTCAACTTCCTTGCTTCGGCAGGAGTCTTGGCAAATTCCCGAAGCACATTGCCAATGGTAATGTCGTGAACCTCGCCCAAGCAACTTACATCCCAGCCACGGAAATCCCTCATATTGTTATCTATGAAGAAATTGTTCGGATTCACATAGTCTGTCCAGCAATCCAACCTTCCCCTTCGCCATCCATACTTCTTCTTGTAGATAGCCGCACCACTGATCAGGAACTCCTCCATCGTTCGGGCATCCATTTCCGTCTCTCGGTTCAGTTGTCGGTTACATTGCAGCACCACGCTCATCGTTTCGCCATACCGCTTTTCATCCTTATCCCTCGCATTGCAGGTAGGTTCCTTGCTCTGTGAGCGATACACACCCAGCACATTCTTCACCAGCCTTCGGATCAGGTTGTTCTTCAACGGTTCACTACCCTGCTCACGGATATAGTCTTCCTCTTTGATACGCTTTGTAAAGCCGCACCGATTCTCGATTTCAATGAGGTCTCCCCACTGGTCTCCATAGCAGTACCGCTTGTTTCTCTCCCTACGCTTTCGGAAGTTATCCATGTTGTTATAGTATCGTTGTGCTTCCAGCAGGATGGAGAAGGCACGCTCGTATGGCTTGTCGAATCGGTTTTTGGAAGCTTTTACGCTATCCAGTTCCTCTCTGTCCACCACCTTGCTCAGCGACAACAACTTTGCTTTTTCTTTCTTCTTTGCCATGATTACGATGTTGTTGGTTCAACAATATGTGCCAGTTTTCTGGCTACACCCAATAACCCAGCCGCAGTATCGGTATCTCCCATACTCACGCAAGTGAGATAGCCAGCCATATAGAGGATAGCATCTTTCAGGTTGCTCTGTAGATTGATATACCCTGCACCACTGCTTTCCGTGATGATTTCCGGCTGAGCCACATAGGTGAAGTCAACCGTCACGCTATTCGATTTGCTCGTATATAGCTCTAGGTATCTACCGCCATTGGTATGGATGATAGCCGCAATAGGTCGGTCGGGATTGCCCCTCACTCCATATTTGCAGCCCTGATACTTGTAGGCTTCATCATTCTCGGTGATGATTTCGGCATTGCGGTTCCAGTCGCTGGCTCTTACACTGAGCAACCTGATCATATCGGCTGGCATATAGACCGTACCGACATAAGCATTGTTCTTCGATGCCCAAGATACGCTGATGTTGTCTAGCTTGATTCCATCCACCATATCTACTGGCGCATCGGAAAGAATGATACTTGCTGCATCTACGATTTTACTCTTGATAAGTTCTGCCTGAGAGAGCGTATCAGTATCATCGGGAGTCAGCAAGCCGGAAGACTCTTGGTTTCTGTCCAAGAGTACCTTCACTTCTTTCACCAAATCAGATACAGCATACTTCTTCATTATTCAAGTCCTTCTAGTTCAACACCCTTTTCCTTGGCAATAGACAAGATGTCCTCCTTGGTCTTCAACTTCGAGCGGCTCACACCGAAGGTCTCAGCCAGATAGTCTCTGGCATCCTCAAAGTCTGTCACGATATGGGTCTTCTTCTCCTCAGCCGCCTTCTTCTTGGTCTTGGCAGCCGCTCTCTTCTTGGCTTCGGCAGCTTCCTTCTTCTCGTCAACGGCTTCCACCAAGAAGAACTTGTCATTGAACCAATAATGAGACTCGATAGCCTTCTGCAACTTCTCGTCTCTTGTGCCATAGATACTGCAACCCATAGTCTTACCCTCGAAGACAACTCTCACTCGTTCGTTACCAACCATAACGCTGAACGACAAATCCGTACCAGCTTGATATTTCTTATACATGATTATACCTTATTATATATGTGTTATGAAAAAAGGGATGGGGCTAGTGCCCACACCCCTCTCTATTTAATGAATAATTTGCCGAATTTGCCCTGCATTAAGCAGCAGCCTTGGTCTCTTCTGTCTCAGACATGCCCTCTGAATCAGGAACCTTGGCAAGTCGCATACGAGCGTGTGCCTTAGGGTACTTCAAGTACAGACAAGCAACCTCCTGAATAACTACAGCATCGGTGTTGCGGATTCCAGCCTTCTTCAAGTCGAGAACGTTACGAGTCCAAGACAAGTGTACTCTCTTCACCAAGAACTCAGGATCAAGAGCGAAGCCGCAGTCACTCATACCGAAGAGGTCGAACAACTCTGAGTGAATCATCAATACCTCACCGAAGTCTGTCTCCCAACTCTTGAACTTCAAGTTCCATACCTCAACGGTGTCCTTCAAGCGGAACTTGTCAGAATCAATCTTACTGAATGCACGGACGAAGTCTGAACCAGCGATAACCACCTTGCGCTTGTTGCCGATACCAGTACCGACAAACATATCCTTGGAAATATCTACCAACTCCAAGTCTGTGATAACTCGCTCATTCTTGGTGTAGCCCTTCTTGATCTCATCGGCTGTAGCAATATGACCTACCTCAATATCCTTGCCAGCCATCCACCAGATACCCTTGGTAAACCACTGAGCTGAGTTGTTCTTCGTAGTATGCTTGATGCAAGCCATATCACCGAAGAGATAAGAACCCTCCATGGCAAGTCGCATATCATAGATGCTATCCTCCTCGATGTCTGAGAAATCCCAATCCACTCGCTTGTCAGCAATCTTGTCGAAGGTACTCTGCTCAACCTGAATCATGAAGTTCTGGCAGTACTGAGTATCAGAATCAGGAAGGTTGTTGAAACGACCAGTCTGTACATCCAGCTCACCGCAGCTCTTAGCCATACGAATCAACTTCTGACCCTGCTTCAAGGCAGGAACACCGATAGGCTGCTTGCTGACCATGTTACCATTAATGGCATACACGATAGGAAAGCCTTCTGTGTCCTTACCGCACACACAGAGCACCAAATCAGGAGTAGGAGCATCAGTTATGGTTGAATAAGCAACACCCTTATAGTTAGTGACAGCCTTCACACCAACCACTCGGATGGTATCATCAAGCGTGAACATTTCAGGGTCTTCTACCTTCAAGACCATAGATGTACCAGTACTTGCATCTGTATTCTCTTTTACTGTGGTTCGGATAGGACGGGTACCGATACTCCAATACTCAACAACAAAGGAGCTTGCCGACTTGGTTGTGGCATAACGGGAAATCTGATCCACTGGTGTTGCCATCGGGCGAATCTTGATAATCTTCTCGTTGATGTCATTGTTGTAATACTCAATGCCCTTCTCGTTAAAGTGCTCACGACCCTTGGTTTCGTTAGCGATACCCTCATTCTGACGAGCCGCACCACCATTGCCAGCTTCACCAGCAGCAGTAGCACCGCCAGCTTCCGCAGGGTGACCACTCTCAGAAGTACCACCATCAGGGAGAGTAGCCTCAGCCATCAGCACCTGACCGTTTACACCAAAAATAACTGCCATCACCATAATGAAAATGGAGAACAGGCGATTAAATGTACTTTTTGTTACTTTCATTATCCTAAATATTAATTAAACATTATATAAATCTAACTCTATCTTATCGGATGCGTGTTCGTTTCTCGTTTCCACGCTCCCAGATGTTTCCTCTTCGGGTAGCCCTGCCAAGCGCACCCAGTTCCGGCTGGTTGTCGGTCTTCTTGGTCTCGGCATTCGCTGAGTCAAGGTCGGCAGTACCATCGCCCTTCTTGCGCAGCTCCAAGTTCTTCATGTGCTTGGTGTTCTTGCCACGCACCTCACCTTCGTGAGCAGCATCAGCTACATCGGTATCGTGATTCTTTGCCTTGATGAAAGCGGTAATCATATCCTCGGTGAAGATACCTTTCACCACATTGTTCATCGTCTGAAAGCACTGGTCGATAGCTTCGTTCACCGCTTCCTCGTCATACTTCTCCTCCAGCTTGTCGAAGACCGCATAGCTGGCTGGCATATTCTTGTCGTACTCCTCCTGCAATTTCTTGCCATCAGACGCATTCTTCAAGAACTCAGACTGAGCATTGGCAATCTCTTCAGCATTATCAGGATCAGAGTAGTAGTCGATAGCATCCTCACCATGGGTACGAATCAATTCTGCATAAGGACTCTTACCAGCCTTCATCGCTTGCAGGAAGGTAGCCGCAGCAGGGTCACTTCCCATCCAGTCAGCCATCGCCTTCTCGTTATCCTTGTAACCTTGCAAAGACTTCAGGTCGGCATCATAATCATCATTGATAGCACCATAGATAGCTTCATCATCCGCATACTCGGTATCGGGGTGACGAGTCTTCAAACGCTCCAAAGCCAAGTCTCTCTTGGTCTTCGTAGCTTGCTGTGCAGCAGCACCAGCATTCTGTTCCGTATTTGTATTATCAGGCATATATATATGTATTAATTTATAAATCAATGCCCAAAAGTAATGCTTTTCCGCCTATAATTAATCTTATCCGTTAACTTTAATTAATCGTATATGAATAGTTTTGCTGTTTCAATACTTTTTTGTAACTTTGCATCATAATAGAATGAAACATAAAGGATCACGATGTGACTTTACACAAGAGCGAAACGCTGACATATTGAGGGCTTACAAGGAAATCATATCAGTAAGAGACAATATCAGCCTCTTGGAGATTGAGCAGAGATTACTGCAATCTTCAAGCAAGCGTTTTTGGGTCTCGGATATCAGGGCTTACAATGTTATTCTGACAATGATCAAAGGGAAATCCTTGAATAACATGAACCCTACCAAGAGAGAAATGTTTCAGGAAATATACCGCAGATATATTGATTATACCAAGCAGCATCCTTCTGTCACCAAGTTGGATGCCATTAGTTACGTGTGCAATCAGGAGGCTCCAAGTTTCTATCTTTCTCCGAAATCCATACACGTGATTCTTCATAAGGTGAGAAAGGAGGAGAAGGAAAGATGTTACGAACTAAGAAAGAAAAGATTGCGCTTTATGCTGGGTACTTTATAATAATGTGTATCACATTCCTTGGTTATGATGGGATGGGTCTCTATGAAGGTTGCTCTATGCTGAACCGACTTACCTATCCGTTCTTCCATCAGAACGTCTTCCATGCTGCCATCAACCTTTGGGTGCTGCATCAATGCCTGAAAGCCAGACCTTGCGGCATCGTAGATATGGTGGTGTTCTATCTCATAGCCGTAAGCTATTACCCCAGTTCTAGCATTCCCATTATCGGTCTCAGCGGTATCGTATATGCCTATATGGGATATATCGCCCCATTCGTAGAGAAGAAGGTGAGATACAACATCATCATTCTCTCGTATATATGTGTAGGATTTTTCATTCCTTGCATGGCTGTGGGCATCCACATCTATTGCTATGTAGTCGGTCTGTTGTGGGGGTATCTTAATTCTCCGATATGCCAAGACAAGTAGCCATAAGAACCAAGCTGACAGATGCACTAGACAAACATGTATTGAGCATCCTGACTGAGAATGAGAAGCGCATCAAGGAAATCAACACTCCTTTCAGCCCGATCAAGGGTGAAGGTTGTGGAGACAAGCGATTCCTGCTCTTCCTGCCTGACTTCCCGATTCAGAAGCAGCACCTCCCGATGAGTATGAAGAAGATTCCGCTCATCAAGATGCTGCTGGAACTGGGTAGCTGCAAGGCGGTGATTGAGGAACTGCATGAGGATATGGATGAGCCATACAACCTTGAAGAGGAAATGGAACAACTGGTGGAGCAGTTCACCCGAATCAGGATGAAGCACGACCCCTTCTTCTTCTTCGCCATGTTCATCTACATCAAACCGAAAGGTGGAGGTCTCCCCTTCCGTTTTGTACTGAGAAGACCGCAGCGCAGACTGCTCAGGTGGCTGGAGGAGAGAAGAAAGAAGAACCGTCCTATCCGACTCATCCTCTTGAAGGCTCGACAATGGGGAGGTTCAACGGTTATTCAGATGTATATGCTCTGGATGCAATTAATGTGGGAAAAAGGTCTCAACTCACTGATTGTTGCTCAGGTGAAGGACACCGCAGAAACCATCCGAGGAATGTTTGAGGAAGCCTTGAAAAACTTCCCTACCAAATTCCTCTATGAAATGGGTGAAGCCTACTCTGAGAACGAACCTAAGTTTGTGGGTGTGGGTACATCCGGCAACGTGAAGAAGGTTCCTCAGCGTTTCTGCAAGATCAAGGTGGGTTCTATGGAGCGACCATTATCAGCCAATGGTGAAGACTACAACTTGGTTCATCTTTCCGAGGTGGGTCTGTGGAAAAAGACAGATGGCAAATCTCCTGAGGAAGTGGTACAGAATGCCACCAATGGTATCTTATATAGACCATATACGATGATTGCCTATGAATCCACCGCCAATGGTACTGGAAATTTCTTCCACAAGGAATGGATTGCAGCCAAAAAGGGTGAATCCCAGTTTGAACCGTTCTTCGTGCCTTGGTTCGAGATTTACGATATGTACCATCTTGATTTTGAAACCAAGAAGCAGAAGGTGGAGTTTGCCAAATGGTTATACGAGAACAGGAACAACAGCAATACGATGTCCGACCGAGAGGAGCCGGGCACATACCTTTGGAAGTTGTGGACACTAGGTGCTCCGCTGGAAGCAATCAACTGGTATATGGCTGAGCGAAAGAAGTTCACCGACCACGCTGATATGGCTGCTGGCTACCCTACCGATGATATTGAAGCCTTCAAACACTCAGGAGCCAAGGTATTTGCTGAGGATAAGGTTGACAAGTTCAGAAAAGGATGCCGAGCACCTAAGTTCATCGGTGATGTATATGGTGACGGTTACAAGGGCAAGAAGTGTATGCAGAATGTCCGCTTCTGTGAAGACAAGCAGGGGCAGCTATGGATATGGAGCAAGCCGGAGTACTTTGACGATTGCATGGTGACCAACCGCTATCTGGTGGTTGTGGATATTGGTGGACGAAGCAAGAATGCCGACTGGTCTGTTATCTGTGTCTTCGACCGATACTGGATGATGGAAGGTGGCAAGCCGTATGTGGTTGCCCAATGGTATGGGCATATTGATATGGACTTGCTGGCTTGGAAAGCAGCACAGATAGCCAAGTTCTATGATAATGCCCTATTGGTGATTGAATCCAACACCTTGGAGACGAAAGACAAGGAGCATATTTTGGAAGGTGGTGATCAGTCTGAGTTCATCCTGAATCAAATCAAGGACGTTTATGACAATCTCTATGCACGCAAGCAGAGTGAGTCAGACATCAAGAATAAGGTTCCAGTGAAGTATGGATTCCATACCAATGTGGCAACCAAGCCGATGGTTATCTCTGTACTGGTTCAGGTGATCCGCGAACATCTCTATGTAGAACGAGACGATAGATGCCTAGATGAGTATCTCACCTACGAGAAGAACGGAACCGTATATGAAGCAGCAGACGGAAAGCACGATGATTTGCTTATGACAAGAGCCATCGGTCTCCATATCTGCTTCAATGAAATGGAAATGCCTAAGATGGTACTGTATCAGACTAGGGTAATGAGAAAAAAGGTTTCTGTTTCGGCAGCAACCATCATATAGTTTCAATTTTAATAATTACGATTATGAAGATTACTAAGATTTTCAAGCGCATCAAATGCGAGATTATGTACCGCCAAGCTACGGCTAAGGCAGACTATGCAGCCAAGAAGAACAAGGGTGAAATCTACTTTGTCCTACCTACGGAGAAGGGCAACCTGATGATTATGAACCGCCCACTCTTCGAGGCTTTCAAGAAGACCAAACTGGTAGATAAGGATATGAAGTCGAGAGACCTCTTCCGTGATTGTGTCTATCATACCAACTGCAAGAGCGAGAGAGGAAAGCGCAGCCGCAAGCGCAAGTTCCTCAGATGGAAGGGCTTGATTTAATGCCCAAAAGTTAATGGATAAGAGATAGATAGAGAAAATTCTGCCTATCTTTGCGCTATTATTAATAATGTGTAGTATTACGTAACATGGATATTTACAAAATAGTTAAAGGTAACTCTTTCTCTCTTTTTATTCAGATGCAGAAAGTGTACATTAGCCAAAACAAACAGATGTTAGAATATCTAGATGTAGCCGCTATCAGCAATCTAGAAGTTATCCTGACAGACTATTTTGGTGAATGTATTGCAGTAATGCCATCAAAAATATGGGATGTTTCCGATGGATCATATCCACATAGCGAGATTATGGTTACCTTCCCTAGTGATTTAGACGAAGGTGTCTATGGTATAACAATAAAAGGTAAATACAGAGACAATGACCTTTGTAGTATCGAAAAGAAACTCTTTCGTATTGTTGAGAGAAATGGTAAATCACACATCCCATTAGGTGTTGTTGAAGGAGAAATGGGTGGTATGTATAACACCAAGTATTACATAGAGCTGAATAATAAATCAGAAGAGACTCTGCTTTATGGTGCTCTATCTACTTTCAATCCGGCAAACGTAAATTTGGAAGAACTTACGAATGCTAATGCAAATTTTGAAGGCAAGGCTATAACCATTAGAACTTCAAATGAAAGACCATATATCTGGTTTGTCTGCAATTCTCCTCTAGTTTTTACACAAGCTGAATTTGAAGCAGAACTTTCACATACAGAACTTGGAGATTTACATTATTATTGCACAGACGAATTGATTCCTGATGATTTTACATACAACATCAAAAAAAGATAATTATGGCAGTTAAACAAAAATATAATAATGTACTTGTAAGCGGAAGAAAAGACGGAACACTCACGTACTCAAAATATGTGAAAGACCCTATCACGGGTGTTTCCGTCAAAGATGCTTTGAACGTATTGAAGGAACTTGTGAAAGCTGCTACTGGTATTCCACAAGATTTATTAGACCGAATGCTGGAAAGTGATAAAAACATCCAGCAAATGAAAGACAAGTTAGCAAACATTAAAGAAATTACTGAGGATGATATACAAAGTATAATTGCAGGTACGTATGTTCCTGACACTGAAAATGAGCAGATGCCTGAGCCTGAAAATGACTTTATAGGTTATGTTCGTAATATCAAAAAGAAAGTGTACGAAACATCTGATAAATTGGATTCATTCATTGATTCTGACCTCACGGCAGAACAGGTTAATGATCTTTTAGACAAAAAATAATAACAATATAAATATCGTTTAGATTATGGCAGAATATAATTATTTAGGAAAAACTGGACTTACTACTCTTTGGAACAAATGCAAGAGTATGTTTGTTAAGTCTTCGGAGAAAGGCAAGGCTAATGGTGTTGCAACACTCGATAATAATGGTAATGTGCCTTTGTCGCAGTTAGGCAATGTAGATACCTCCTTTACGGAAGTAGTTAATGCACTCCCTACAACAGGTATCAAGAAGCATATCTACATGATGAAGACTAAAACCACTGGTGACAAGAACATCTATGCCGAGTATATCTATACTGGTGATGTTGCTGGCACTTACGATGCGACCAAGTGGGAGAAACTGGGCGAGGCTAGTACACCTGTTGACTTGTCTGACTACGTGAAGACCACAACATTGACAACTGAGCTTGCCAAGAAGGTTGACAAGGTTACTGGCAAGCAGCTTTCTACCAACGACTATACCACTGCTGAGAAGAACAAACTGGCTGGTATTGCAGAGAGGGCTAACAACTATGTTCACCCTACCAGTGCAGCTGGAGCCAAGACAGCAGGTCTGTATAAGATTACAACTGATACCTATGGTCACGTTACTGCTGCCACTACTGTAGGTAAAGCAGACATTACCGCTCTTGGTATTGCTGCAAGTTCCGACTTTGTAGAGATTACGGAGGAGTTCATAAACTCGCTGACTTAATATTGTTAGTAGAGCCGATTTATTTTACTTAAAAATTATAAACAATGAAGATATTAACAGACAAAGGTTTAGTAGCGTTTTGGAACAAGATTAAGCAGCTTATTCTTGGCAACCATCCCTATAAACCTAGGGAGTTCTCAGGTAAGGGATATAAGGTGCTGGAGAAAAATATCCAGACCATTGGTGGTGTTAAGAAGAATGTCCTAACGGCAGCTATGCTAAGTGAAGAAAATACCATCTACGAAATCAGGTATGACTTTGATTTGAATGGTGAGACCATTGAAATGCAGGAAGGATGTACCTTGAATTTTTGTGGAGGAAGCTTGAAGAATGGTACAATTCGTTTTAATAATAGTTATTTATGTGGTAATGTAAATATTCTTACTGAATTAAACGGTACAATTAAAAATGATTATGTTTATATAGATTGGTTTGGTGCAGAAAAAAACAATGTAGATTTTGATAATAGTATTATATTTTATAAATTATTTAACTTAGAAAATAATAAATCATTTGATATAATATTATCAGTTGGAATTTATTATATAAGCAACAAAATAGAGTTACCTAATAATACAAAGTTTAGTATTTTAGGAGGAAATCTTATAGAAACTGTAATTAAACCTAATAAACCTGTAAAGTATGTATTTGGTTTAGCTAATAAAAAAGATAATGTTCTTCTTGTTTCATTTAATAATTTAACGATAGATGGTAATAGAACAATTCCAGAAAGTGATATCAATAATGTAAATAAAATTTTTAATAACAAATCGCTAGCAGAATGTGGGTTATTATTAGGAAACAAATATAATTATATAACCCTTAGCAATATTAGAATTAAAAATATTGATGGTCCTGCAATTCAAGCTAATTACTTGTGGTCAACGTTAATAACAAAAATTTATATTTTAAATTGTTATTATGGAATATTGTGTACTGATTTTAGTAATATACTTACTATTAGCAAATGTGAAATATATAATTCTAAATTTATTCCTTTAGTATTATATTCTAATTATACAACAAATGTTTTATATAATTGTATAGAACGCAATGGGGGTTGCGCAATATTAGCGTATGGTGATGTAAATGTATCATATAATTATTTTGAAAATAATTGTATTAATTACTTATCAAATTATATTGCTATTGATAATAATAGTACACAATATAATTTACCTGATTTTAAAACATATATATTAATTTGTAGATATAATTATGATATAAATACAAAATCATTATCATCACATTTATCATCATATGGTAGTAGTGTATATATAAATTGTAATTCGTTTCAAAGTTCGGATATTAATAGTTATATTATCACTTTGAACGCTAGTGATATTGTAATAGAAAATAACATCAGAAACAATAAAATAAATTTACTTTCTACATTCAATCTTGAACATACATCTATTACATATACTATTAGGGATAATGTAGTAAGAGAAGCATGGAATAATATATATAAATTTAGTGATAATATTAATATAATTTATCTAAATAATAACAATAAATTACACAATAGAACAAAGATATTAGGAATAACAGATGATGACACATTAATTAAAGGTAATTTAATAAATAAATTATTTGACATAGATATATATAGAAATTATGAAGTTTTACCCAAGGCGACTTCTGAAGGGAAAAAATATAATAATAATGAAGTTTTTATCAATTCTAACAATAGAGATCTAGAAATAGTATTAGTATCTGAGAATACTGATATAACTGAATACGAAAATAAATATGTTGTTATAAAATATTATATTTACAGCGATACTGACAATAGTTGGTATTGTACATATATGACAACCAAATATGCTAATAAAATCTTTGTTACTATTCCTAAAAATAAAAAATTTACGTTGCCTGAATGTTATTTTTTAGGAACAGAAATAACTAATGAACCTACTAAATTAAATAGAATAAATAAAAACTGTATAATAGATGATAATAAGACTATTTATTTAAATTATACAGGTATAATTAAGGATTTTGTACCGTATTCTAATTCCACCTCATTTGATGGTTTATTATTTATAAATGGTGAACGTTTTTTTAAAATAAAAAATAACATAATTTTATTAGAAAATAAATTAGATAATTTAAATGAAGATTATACTAATATGTTAGCATATTATAATAATAAATTAATTTTTTGGAATGGTACTGCTTGGGTAAACATGGATGGAACGGAACAAGCTTGACGTGAAGCACTCTACGGAGAACTCTAAGTCGCTGACTTCGTATTCTTATTAAGATAAGAGGGTATGCCATAGAATAATGACATACCCTCTTTACTTTTAATCCTTCCTTATCATTACTTCACCATATAGTTTTACGAAAGAATATGGCTTAACTCTTTCAGGAAGGGACTCTGAATAAGCTTCAATAAGACTAAGCTCTGATAAAGAGAAATCTCCACTGAGTATTATTGTCATTTTACTACACCACCTTTCGAGTATATTAATGGAGCCGCCACCTCGCTCCTTAACATTATGGCTGAGGTAATCATCTGATTACACTGCAAAGATACTTAGTTTTGATGAGATAAATAGGTCTATAAGTGTTTTACTTACAACCTGAATATAAAAATACTTATTTCCTATGTAAGTAAAGGCATTTATATATAAAGAAGAAGGGTGAGTCGAAAGATTCACCCTTTTCTTCTGTAGCAAGCCTGCACCAATCCACCAAGCAAATAGCAAGCCTCTTCCCAATACACATTAATAATACACCTTGAAGAACTTCTCGCACAGACTCCCCATCATATAACATGGCTCCTCGCTTAGCATATCAATATGATCCTGCTCACAGATATGCGTTACCACATGAAGAAGCTCATGACCAATCGTGTTAATGATGCTGCTATCAGATTCACATTTTCCAATGGCAAGAACACTCCTTCTTTCGGCTAGGTTTGAATAGGTAAGACCCCTATCTGCACTCTCTTTGGTTAGATGCACGTAGGCTTCCGATAACGGATTTCCGTTGCATCCAATATCAGAAAGAGCATGGCATATCTCATCGGCATTATCTGGCTGATAACCTATGAAACATACTATGCTCCAATCGTACTTCGGGAGTTGTATTACTCTTCTGATCATAATACATCTTCCCAAGGGATAGGCACTCCGTTGTGGCAGCAGTCGGCATAGAATCTGTTGAATATGAAGCCATCCTTCTGGTCAGCATCATCCACCATATCCTTGATGAACTGGGCTAGCTGCTCCTCATCCTTGATGGAAGACTTGTAGAAGTCTGCCCTCGCCATATTCGCCACATATACATGGTCGTAGCCTATCTTATTCTTCACCTCAATTCCCTGACCTAGCAGAAGGGCATCCACCTTCTCCTTATCCCAAAACGAGATACCAACATCACGCTTGGTAGAAGGGTCGTACTTATACATCTGCTTCACCGCCCACTCACACATCTTCTTGCTGAAATGATAGCCATTGTATCTGAGATAGGCAACCATTGCCTCAGGTTTGAGGTCATACATATCCAATGGCATTCTGCATTTTCCCATATTGCTGAATATTAATGGGAGTCTGGTTCCGACATAAATGTCGCTACCAAACTCCCAAGTTAAACACTAGCGACCGCCACCATTGTAGCCGCCACCACCTCTTTCACCATAGCGGTTCGGGTAGTTCCAATCATCGTTCACGTTGTTGAATCTACGTCTGTTCTCACGCTCTTCACGTTCCTCACGCTCTCTTCTCCAATCGTCACGATAATCAGGCATACGCTCACCCATACGCTCCTGCTTCATCTTTTTCAGACAAGACATAGCCTTGCTGCCAAAACCAAGCATAGACTCGATGTTGTCATACAAATCATCGAACTTATCTTCTGTAATCTCAATCATTACCATAATCATAAGATATTAAAGTGAATAAATAGGAGATTACTTATTGATGTTCTGTTGGAGCCATCCCATCATCTTGTCAATCTTGCCCTCAATGCCGGAAACCTTGCCTTCCAGCTTGTTGATTTTCTCGGTCTGTTCCTTCTCCTTGGCTATCTGGGGGTTGAGTTGCAGTAGCATTTCCTCGCAAGATTTTACAACTCTCTCGTGGTAATCTACGCTCTCCAGTATCGCCTTGGATTGTCTCAGCATTGCATCGACCTCGGAACTCATGGCATCCTTGCTATCGCTTACCACAAGATTCTTGTCGTTGGCTATCTGTCCGTTTGCAGGTAGCTGCTTGAAATCCACTTCCTCGTCATTGATCTTCACCTTCACATCAACCACAGTCTCCATAGGTTGAGGAGTGAAGCCATTATTGAAAGAAGGGTATCTCGTCTGAGGGTTGCTTACCGAAACAACCTGACCGATTCGCAAGCTCGGGTTCTCGCCCTTGT